GTGTCCTTCTTGTTGTAAAAAATTAGCAGTTACCTCACTGATAACTGGACCCGTGAAGCTCATAAGAGTTAAACGATCCAATGTACCTGGTTTTGGAATAGTACCTGATAATCCATATCTATACTTGGCATTTACACATTTCTGTAAAATGGTTTTAATAGACGCTGATTTTGCTTTGTGAGTTTCATCGATCATGACACAGTCAAATTGATCAAAGTATTCTTTTGGCTTTTTAACCAGAGATTGATATGTACCAACTACAACATTTCTGTTGGCTTTGATAGTTTGGCCAGAATAGATTTGTTGCACCTTGATTGGTGTTCTATTTCTGTAATTATATTCATCAAAATCTTCTGTAGCTTGTACAACCAACGAAACGTTAGGTACAATAAATAGTATCTTCTCAACCTTTTGCTTTTCAAGCATATACGCTATCGTCAGAAAGCTGATTAGAGTCTTACCAGCAGAAGTTGCTAATTCTGCTAAACATCTTCTAAACTTTAAAATATTAAACGCTGTATCAATCTGGTAGTCTCTGGGTTTCATCTTAGAATCCTTAAAGTATTCATTGACCCATGCTTCAAATTCTTCAGCTTGAATTTCTCTATCAAATAAAGTAGTTACACCATTTAACTTTAGCTCATACTTATAGTCTTTGCACATCTGCATAACCTCTTTCCAAAGTCCTGCAGGGATCCACTTATTATCTTTAATATAAGAAACATACCCATCCCATAGCTTCTTTTTCACTAATGGGTGAAACCTCCAGCTCTCAATTCTCCTAGTAAGCGTGATATTCAATTGCTCTAATTCAAGTTCAGTCGCTGAATCTATTCTTAGGAATTGACTATCTTCAGTCAATGTTAATTCCACACCAGTTGGGTGTTGTTTTTCTATCGTTATAGATCTTTTATAGCAAGTCTATTACGAACAGCAAATCCCATGTTATCTAGAGTCTTTACTGATTCTTTATAAAAATCTAACTGAGCTTCTAGAAGACCTATTTTTTGGTGGTCTTCTGTCATGTCAGCAACAAGAAACTGCTCTTTTTGCTTATCAGTAAGTTTGTAGTCGAAGTTGTAGTATTTGATGAAATTCTCTCGCCACAGAACATCTATGCGAGATTTTTGTTTCTTAATCATGATGTTCATTTGAGTTGAACGATCGACTAAGACTTGACGGTGACTTAACATTTCTGCTATTAAGTCCTCTAAACCGTTTATGTACTTGATTCTTTTAGCTAATTCAGTTATCTTTTCGGTCCAACTTCCTCTCTCAGTAGCTAATTTTTCATCAAGCTCTATTATTTTATTTGACATCTATATTGTTTTAAAAAAGTGAGTTCTTACCGGGCTTTGTATATTTATCGGCGATTCTTTTCTTAGGGTTCTTGGGCTTTTGAGGTATGTTAAACGTTGGACTAGAATAATTGTATTGAGGCACATCGAAGCCTATTAGCAATCTAAAATTCTTGCTGTGTCTTTGTTTATCATTGTTAAATTCCTCGAGTGAGTCGAGCATGCTTTGTTCAAATGTTTTTTTCATATATGGTACATATCGAAACTAGAGTTACTAAAATAGTCATTAATCTTATTTAAGTGTTTATTCTTTGTTTCGGCACAATACTTTACCAGATCATTTAGATCCTTTATATATGTATCTATATTTGCATCAGAAAGAAATTTAGACCATAAAAACACTGATTTGCCCTTCTTAAGCTTTTCAATCATCTTCTTTTTACCAGCTTCGTCATTGTCCATGAAGTATCTAACTGTTTGAATCTCATCAAACTCATCAGTATTTCTACCAACAGTTGCGAGTCCTATAGTGTTCTTCATAAACTTAGCATCAATTGGTCCTTCAAACAAAGTAAAAGAGCGACCAAAGTCGATGCTCATAATACCAAATAGGGTTGAGATCCTATTTAGGGTTTCTTTGTTTTCAGGTATCATTTCCGGGAATTCTAAGCCAAAGTCTTCATACATTTTACTTAATTCAAATGTCAAGTACTTGCTTTTATAAGATCCTATACCACGAGCTTGATAGCCTAAAATGGCATTTTTACCAGGAACTCGATTTAAGATCAAGAGTTTTTTATTCTTGGGTTGATAAAGAAAGTCATCACACATATAATGCAACATACGTCCTTTTAAATAAAACCACGCAAAATCTCCAGGCTCAATGCTTACTGCTCCTGTTAATTTTTTAAAGTCTTGAATTGGAATTGCTAATTCTGCTGCTTGTAAAAGGACAGCATGTTGAAGTGATTCTGTTCTGGCAACTGACATACGATTTTCTTTGACAATATCAATTACTGCCAATGAATCTTCCGATGAACTTAGTCTAAAGCCAAAATGTTTTAAGAATGCATGTACATCACTATGTTCTCCACAATTGTAGCAGTGATATTGCAAGGTGTCCCAAAAAAGATTGCCACGTTTCTTTAAGCCATCTTTAGTTGAATCACCACAAAAAGGGCATGCCAGAGCTAATCGCCCTGGCATTTCCTTAATCATTTGTTTCTGTGAGTTTGTATGTTCTTGAACAACGACTTCTTTAACCAGTTGACGGATTTTATCTTTTAAATCATCACTGATATTAGCCATTGTTAAATGTCTAAGTCGTTCAAGAATGAATCTAAATCGTCAGCATCACTTGAGTTAACAGTTGCAGTTGCTGATGGTGCAGAAGTAGTCATTTCTAAATCGAAATCCTCACTTGCTGTTGCAGCAGCTTTGCTTGGTGCAGCTTTTTTCTTTGGAGCTGAGCTTGTTAGCTCGTCCATTGCTGATCCACCTGGTGTCAAATATTGACGTAATGTTGCATTAACGAAGTCTCTAGTTTGGTCATCCCATACTTGGTATTCGTAAGCTGTTAAATCTGGTGCTGATGTGATTTCTTCTTTGATAGAAGCCATAAATTCTGCATTGCGTTCTGCTGCTTTACCATCAATTGTGATTGGTGAGCGGGCTGATGAGAATTTTGATTTATCGTAGTTATTGAATTCACCTTGACGAGTGATGATTAACTCGAAGTTTTTGCCTTCAAAAAGGTCAAAGATTTGAGTTGGTTCACCAAAGTCTGGTTTCAATTCTGCGTCAATCTTTTCTTTGATTTTGTAACCAAATTTAAAGATCTTATATGTTCCTTCGAAATCAGGATTTTGTGGATCTTTAATGATTTTGATAAGAGCGTAATACTGTTCACGTCTTTTTAATTTCTCAGAGATCTTACGATCTACAGCTGAGTCTGATTTACGTAGTTTCCAGAATGCATCTGCAATTGGACACTTTTCACCGATAGAAGTAGGTGAGTCAACTAGTTTACCTTCGCCTGAAGCGTCAGTCAACCAATGTACATACTTTTTAACTAGTGAGTTACGTGGGTTTTTTGGATTAGGTACGAAGCGGATAAGTGCTTTGTAGGTTCCGTCTTTACCGTCATCTGCGGTAGGTTTGTACACTTCTGAGTTAGAAGTTGTTTGTACTGCGTGGGTGTCAACTGCGTCGACCCCAAGATTGAAGATGTCAAATTCTGCCATGTCTTTAATTCTTTAAATTGTTTAGTTCTTTAATTATTAATTGCGTTAATGCCTTTAAGTGCGATAACAATACTTATACCGTGTACCCTAAGATATGTTTCAAAAATAGTGAAAGATAACCCGGGATTGGAGCTTATACATAAAGTATCACCTTCTATATATCCGTCTACTGTTAAAAAAATGAGGCCCCAAAGAACTATTTTAAAAATATTAAATTATTTTCACTTTTTTTGAAACAGTTTTTCAGCACTAGCATATAATTAAAGTCTTTAAGCCAGAAGGTAGATTAGGTTTGGACCAATTTAGACCCAACTAAGTGATTCAGGAAATAAGCGTCAATTAAGTCATCAAGGGGTTTCGGCACTTTTTTGCAAACTCCCAAAGTTTTAACAAACTCAAAAATAGGATGAGACTCAAGATTTGGATCGTTCAAACAATTTTCTAAGAATTTACCCCATAGTTCATCTTTCTTCATATTACCCTTACCAGCATGTTTCTTGATAGTTGAAGGGGCAATAGTCATAATATCTTTAGGACCTATGGTATTTATAATCTCTAATTTTAGGATAGCTGCTGCGGCTGCCATGTCAATAATGTTATTTGTGCCAGCACTTGATCCGTAAGAAGAGCCTTCAAAAGCAAATAAGTATGGATCTTCCCACCTGGTGTGAGTTAAGATGATATTAATAATATCCTTTGAGATGGTCTTGTATTTTAAGATCTTTGCAAGTTCTCCTTCTGAAAATTCAGTTTGAGCTGCAAAGTTTGGTTGTTTAACCATCACACAACCTTCTAAGATTGACATGTCGTCTTGCATCTTTTGTTCTGCCTTCGTTCCCGTTTTGGGTTTTAGGTAAGAAACAAAAATGTAATTCTGGTCAATGGTGTTGTAAATACAAATTCCTGGGGAATTTATAGAGAAGTCAATTGAAACTATGTTCATTAAATTACGCGTGAACCAAGAGCAGAGCCTAAGGCAGCTCCAACTAATCTTGAGGTTAAAAGATCAAATAAAACGCCAGATTGTATGCCTAATACATTAGCGATAACTTTACCAATTGATTTACCTAATGCAAATCCTGTAAGTCCTCCTAAGATACTTCCTAAAAAGCCTTCATTAGTAATTTCTTCGTTGAATCTTTCCAAATCAATTTTACCAGACTCATCAGTGTATTGCTTTAACCATTCTGAAATAGCAGCATCAACCTTTGACTCTAATTCAGGAGACCATTCTTCCTGTAGGGCTTCATTTAAAGCCTTGATATCGGGATTAACGGTTTCTTGTAAGTGTTCAATGAATGTTTTCATATAGTATATATCAGATTAATCCAACTCTATTTTAAGGTTGAATTTATTATAATTAAATGTGCAATCGAATGTAGAAAACTGAGCAACGTTAGTACTCATATTTAATTCAAGTTCACCTAGTTCTTTAAAGATTAGCTTTTCAAACTTAGCAGTTGCTAAGATATTTCCCTCAGCGTCTAGAATATTAAGACTAACATCTTGGATAAATGGCTCTTTAACATCTTTACTATAATAATAAAGCAAAGTGTCTAACATGATCCAATAGTTAATAAAACCATCTAAAAGTTGCATGGTAACAGAAAACTCTCTGTTAATTGTATTTTGAATTGGAATAGCACCTCTGTGATATGTTGTAGTACCATCATTAAAGTTTTGTTCAACTGGATCAAACGCAATTCCTGGCATTGAGATTCCTTGAATACTATAATTAATATAATCAATAGGTTCACTAAGGACAGAACCTGGTATTCTGTTCAAATAACTTTTATATTTGGCAGCTACTTCTTCAGGTATAAATTTCCTAGGAAACTTAAATTCAAATAGATTATTTCTAGAATTTAAAATCATTATGCGTTCTTGAATTTTCCACTATACAACATAGTCTCATTAGATCCGTTGTGTATTGTGATATAAAATTGTTTATTAACAAAGCCTCTGACAATATTAGCATTGCCTTCGTCTACTTTAAATAAGATTTCTCCCATTGAAGAATCAATTGCTTTGTATTCCTGTGTATTGGCAAACTTAACTCTTTTTCCTGCACCATCACTAAAAAATAAATATAGTGTTTCAGCATTAGTAAGGTTTACAGCTTCTAAATCGCCATCAACCTCTTTTGCTACTTTAAATTTAATGAAAGTGTCAACTGGTGAAATAGAAATTTCGGCAAGTCCTTCTCCAACGAATGCAGTTGCTGAAGTTTCTAAAGCAGTTCCAGCATTAATATTAACAGATGAATTACTTGTTACTACGTTAACTCTTTCAGTAAAGTTCTGTACATATTTTACTTGACTTTGAATTGGATTCAAGTTCATAGCTTTTTCTGTAGCTGTTGCCATATTCATCATTGGCAATTTATTGTAAACCTTAGTTTCAACATTTGAATTCTTAAGAACTATGTTTTGTAACTTCTTACCAAATTTGGTAGGTGTCCATTTGTTAATAGAGTTTAAGCTATTCCAACTTGAATTTTTTACAATTTGAGTATTATCGGTTTCGTTATAAACTCTAAGTGTATAATCAATTGTAAAAGAAACTGCACCAGCTGCATTTTTAATGATAGGTCTAAATGTAATAGGCTCATCAAAATCTTGAGTTTGATTAAACGTAGTTTGAAACGTCTTTATAAATGAATTACCGATTTGTTCAAATATAGTAATATCATGAGAAACAGTTATGTCGTCTGAAGATGTATTAATTCTATTTGTAATATAACTATTGAATGATGCAGCAGATCCATTATATAAACCTACCATTTCAAAATAATCTCCTTCTGTTGATTCTGTAACACTAGCTGAAATATCAATAAACTCATCTTCGATTGCCAAAGCAAAATTAGTTTCTTCTGCTGTTTCGATAAAATCAAAACCACCTAGTGTTTTATAAGTGTCAATTAATTTAAAACTAATGTCATATTGTGCAGTAGGATCAACTTCATTTCCAGAAGCTGCAAGTCCAAAGAATAGCTCAGCAAAATCAGGATCTAAGTCTTTTAATGAAGGCACTTTAATTTCAATAAACTTAGAATAAAGTGTTTCTGATAAAATAAATGGCTCAGGATTTTGAAGTTCATAATTTGATGAGTTCAAATAAACAATCTGAGTAAAGTTATTCATGATACCACTTATTCTTGGTACTCTAACCTCAAATAAGAATCCTTCATAACCACGACCAGCAAAATTGTAACCTGATCTTAAATGCAATCTGATAGTTTCATAAACGACTGAATTTGTATTAAGACTATTATATGGTAGCGAAGCTAAAATAGTTGCATAACTATCTCCAACCCAATCACCACTATTTTGAATGTAATTCCATGTGCTATCTAATAAAGCAAATTTAGTTCTTTCTTCGTTAACAGCAACACCATGGTATCTGTTTGGCTGTCCAGGTCCAGTGTTAATATTATTTCCAGTGTCTTCATTTGGTATTGCATACAAAGGATTGGCTTTTAACATGACTGAAACTTTACCTTGGTTATAAACCAAAGGAATTGGTAAACCAGTAATTGTACTAGTTACAGTATCAGTATAAGTATATTTGTATTCTCCTGTTTTTGTTGGAGTATAACTAAAAATTCCTGCGCTATAGCTTTTGGTACCCAATGTAGTATCAGTAATATCAAAACTTGTAGGATTTGTCAAAGCTGATACATCAAATTGATAAGTATTTCCTGGAGCTAGTACTAAACTTCTATTAGTAATATTTTCAACCACTAGAAATTTATTAGCTTGATCTTCTGTCACCTCGAAGTTTACAACCGATGAACCTAATTCATGAACCAATAATTTTTGACCACCGGTAACACCATCTGTACCGATAAAATACATTTCACTACCATTGTTATCTGTTTCAATTGCGTACGCAGATGGATTTGACTGATCGTGGTAAATTACCTCCATCAATATGTCGTCGTCGATCTTAAAAAATCTTGATGCTTTTGCCATTTTTTTATTCTATTTTAAAATTGTAACCATTTAGGTGTTATTGTAAAGCCAAAACCAACCATCGGTGCCAAGTAAACTTGATTGCCGATAATAGCTGCTCCATACATAACTCCCATACTAACACCAAATTTCATCTTCTTATTTTCAGATACCTTATTTAACTCGTCCTCGATGACGCTGATATTTTCAATAGTATTAAAATTGATGCCAGGATATTTTGTGGCTATTTTGATTTTCTTTCTGCCATCAATAGTTTCTAAACTACTGTATAGCATAATATTTTGTTCGTATAAGAAATTAGAACTTAGGGATGTTAAAGCATCTGCTTGTCTTTTTACTACAACACTGCCTTTAAATCTTCTCCAGTTGTTATCACCAAAATCTTTGTCGTCTGCTAATGTAATAGTAGAAGTACCATCATAATTATTAGTGACTATCATCATTGAATTGATAATAGAATCCTTTACGGTAATTTGAGTTTGTAATAAGTTATTAACTCCTTTAAGTTTTTTGTTAAGATCCAAAACACCAACATACTTTTGATAAGCTTGATCCTTGTCATCTAACAATTCTTGTTTTGTCTTTTCAAATCCACTGATCTGAGAAATATAATAGTCCTGTTTATTTTTATAGAAAGTCACAGAATCATTTGAAGCTAAGATGTTATTCTCAACTCTAGTGATTTTTGTTTCAAGAGCCGTTCTTTCAGCCTTTAAGCCTGAAATTCTCGAGCACTGTCCCATCATTAGAATAATCAAGACTAAGATTACTGCTACAAAATGAATGGGTTTTATTTCTATTTTCTTAAACATCTTTTAAATTAATCTTATACATCATTTTCTTCAGAACTACCTGCACTATAATCATATATTAAATCAGTTCTGCCTAAATAAACGGCCATCGGTAACGGATGAAAATTGGGATGAGGATGAATACTATAACCATTGACAGAACTGCTTCCCGCACCGTCAATGATTTCAGCACCGTCTAATACATCGTAAACACTAGCACTTGAACCAAATTGAGTTAATAAATCGCCTACATTAGTTAACGTTCCTGTTCCTATAACTCCTTGAGAACCCACGCCTGTATAATCTCCTCTAAGAGTAGGTTGATAAGAAGTACCATATCCAACTGGTGGATTATAACCTTGAGTACCCATAGAAGATTTAAAATCTCCATCGAGTGTATAAGTATCACCAGGCAGGTCTGTATTATCAGGAGCTGATGCTCCCATTAATAAACTTCCTGGAATATTTGTTGGCACATAACTAATTAATGTAGAAACGTTATACCATGCGTTAGTTTGTCCAAACAAAAGATACCAACCTCCCCATCTAGTGCCCGATTTTCCTCTTCCAAAAAATTGATAAGAGTCTGATGCATTTTCTAAAAGCGAAGGATATAAATAATTAGTAATACTAAAATAAGTATCTATAATATCAGCAGGATTGACAAATACAATAGTTCCAATTGGGTACATTCCCATTACTTCTGTTGGGTTTTTCCAAAGAGCTTTACCATTAGTATCTTGCGCAACTAATACTTTATTAAGAGCCGGTGAAGCACCAGTTGGGTTAATTCTAAACTCAGCTCCGGTAACTATATTTGTACCAGTAATTGTATTAGTTGTACCAGTAATTTGATTAGTTTTGCCAGTAGCTCCAAAAATATTATTACCTAATAAACTAGAGTTGCCATCATTTTTAAGAGTTATAGCAGTGCCGTTTGCGGCAATATTAATTGAACTACCAGTTAAGAAATTCCATGTACCAGCCGCTTCATTAAAGGAATTAGTTATTCTAAGTTTTGTTAAACCATTTCCATCTATTAATGATGTATCATTACCTACTAAGTCTATTCTATTAGAGGCAAGTTCAAAACTGTTATTTCCGTCAATAGTTGCTATTTTTAATTTAGCACCTCCTGTACCAGGAATTAATCTAACTACAGCAGATGTAGCATTAAATGTGCCATCATTATTTCTTATTCTTATTCTAATTAAATCATCCCAATCAGCACTACCTTTTCCGCTCACTAAACTAACTAGAGCATTTTTATCAATAGCATCTAACGTATATAAAGCATCATCAACACCTAATACCAAATTAGTTGGTTTATAACCCTTGGCACCAGATACTGGCTCAATTTTTGGTAAAAGAGTATGTTGATCATCAAGTGGAATACCGCTAGTATAACTTTCTAGAGTCCAATATCCATCAGCACCTGTACTACCTTTAGCACCTGTTCCACCTACTTCACCTTTACTACCTTTGGGTCCAATGCTGCCTATTGCACCAGTTGAGCCCTTATCTCCTTTTAAACCTTGTGATCCACCACCGTTTGCTAAGATCTGGTCAAAATTATAGTTAATCTTATCTTGTGAAGTAGATAGATTATCTGACTGAAAAATTTCTTTGATGTTAATTGACATCTTATATGCTTATTTTTATTATAGGCAATATACTATAAGTATATCCCACTCTTTTGTTATATATTAGCCTCAAATTAAAAGGCTTGTTAGCGTGTAATTGATAGGTAAAATTACCATCTTCTGTATAATCAGAAGCTAAAACTTCTTCCGGAGAATTCTTACTCGCAATACTAGAAGCTACATTATTGATTTGCTTAACAAACAACTGTAAAGATTCGATCTTATAAAGAGGATTCAAATTCTTAAGAGCATATTGTCTTGCATCATCTTGTATTGTTGTTAAATCTCCAAAACTTTCAGATGGACTAACATACTTTTTAATAGTTGATAATAATCCAGCTTCTAACAATTCATCTACAATAACATTTTGATTATAAAAATCAATAAAGACTTGATCTTTAGTTTCAAAAACAATAGTTTGAGTTGATGATTCATCATATTGAGAATCAAGATCTCTTATTGTATTTAGATCTTTTAAAGAAGCAACATTAACAGTACTAAATTTTGTTAGATATAAATTTCTTTGTGGTTGCATTGCTGTTGAAGACATAAATGATTTTTTAGAAGCAGGTGATTTTGTTCCAGGAACTAATTGTGATCCACCGTTTGCTAAAGATCTTGTATAATATCCATTTTCAAAGTTGCTTGTAAATACATTAACGTCTTTCTTGTCTATTACGACCTCGTTTATCAACGGATAAACTGGCTTAAGAGCTGTTGTTGGAGATAATTTAGTAATAGTAGATTGATTAATCTCGTTAACTTTGTGATAAAACAAATTCTTTATAACACCATAGTCTTTTCTATTAGTCATAAAAGTTATACCACTTCTAAAAAGTTTTTGATTAAAAATCATTTCTCTTGCAACATGCGCGCTTATATTACTTACATCCTCATTTAAAAATACTTTATATTTATTGTAAGGATTATAAAAATCTATAACATCTGCAAATGTTGGATTGTAAGATCCATTTAATCTCTTAAGATGTGTAATATAAGGATTTGATCTATTTGCTAGATTGTAACCAACAGCACTAGTACTTTTTCTAAATGAAGAAGGAATTTTAGTATTCTCAGACACTGTCAAAACCGTAGGTTTGTAAACATCTACACCATCATCAATATTTAATATAAATTGATTGTATGCTAATGTGCCGTCTTCTTTTATAGTAATATATTCAACGTCGTTAGTATTGTTTGTTTCTAATAATTCATGAATATATTTTGCTGATAATTTAGATAAGACTTCTCCGTGTGCATTTTGACCACCGTTTAAATAACTATAATCTGCACTAATAATTTGATTAAATGTTAGATTAGATAGATCTGCAATAGAACTAGTACAAGAAATTCCAACAAATTCTGTTGGTAACTCACTAAGTAATAATGTATTATCATCTATAACTGACGTAATAGATAAACACATATTAGATGTGGATGAACCCGCTGGTAAAATCACACGTACTTTTTCATAAATACTTTTGTTATTTAATGTGATTTGTGTAGTAAATTGAGTACCAATACCCTTTAGTATATATGGCCCAGTTCCAGATGGCCCAGTTCCTGTTATATTTAAAAGATCTAAATAGCCAGTCAATATGGTATTATCAGAAACTCCGACAGTTGAATCAGCATATCTACCTCTTAGTTCGTAAAGAACTCTTCTGTTTATATATGTTATTAATTTTTCTTGTAAATGCAAATTTAATAATAACGATACTGTTTTAAATTTTTCATTAACTATAACTTTAACAAACATATCTTGTTGTTCGCTTTGTGATACAGTAGATAAAAGTGTTGCTGCAAACTTGTAAGAATTATATTTATTTGAAACATTAAATTCTGTAGGTATAATTTCATTAGACTCTTTACGCTCTTTAATTGTAAATTGTAGTCCTCTAAAATTAGTTTTAGCAAAAGTTTCATTTGATCCATCTTTAAATAAAGAGTATTTAGGTGTTGGATGTGCATCGTAATATCTTAAACCAACTGGATCAGTATTACTAACATTATATGCATATCCATCATAGACCATAAACTTATCAAAAACATTTGTAGTTACATCATTAAAATCTGATAAACTTAATGTTTGATTAATTTGTTGTGCGTCAAAGTTTAAATAGCTAAAGACTTCTTCCGGATATATTTCGTTAAGCGTATTCTCTGCATTAGTCGGACCACCATAAATAGGAAACTTATCTATATAAAACCATTCATGAGTCATATTTTGTGCTATGCGACCTTCAACTTCAATATCAGCTGCAAAATTTGTTTTACCAAAAGCCTCTGATACGTTTAATGAGTATGGTGTTTCTCTAACATTTACAGCATCTTTTAATGAGAACTTATTAATATAAGGTACTACTCTTGATTTTGAAAACAAACTAGAATTATAGTTTTCTTGAAGTCTATCGTATTCTGTTAAAGGATCAATAGTATTAATAATAGAAGAATCTTCAGCTTCAAGCGACGGTAATAAAAATCCAAAGAAATCTAATGGATTAGAATTATAATAAAAATCATTATTAAAAGTACCTTCAAAAATAATCTTAGGGACTTCGGGTAGACCATAATTAAATATCTTACTAGAATCTTGCGGTACTAAAAGAGCATTAGGATCCATGTAATTAATACTTTCTAATTTTAATTCATAAGGATCAGAGTAAGTAGTGCTGTAAAAATCAAAGTCAAAATCTTTAATAGAATATGCTGAGAATTTACCAATAGTTGGATAATACTTTTTATAAACATTAGCTGATTTTCTAATAGCTAATGGTTTTTTACAATCAACTATAACTTTAGCATAAGAATCATTGTATTTTACAATGTCTAATACAATAGCATACTCATTTAATGATTGTAAACCTATATAGTCTCCGACAATAATTTTACCAGACTCGAAATCTTCCAAATTGATTAAAAATGCTTTATTAGCAGCGTGACCTCCAGTTAAACCATGTACAACGGTTCCAGAAATTGATGTGTTTAAATAATTATTAGTATCTATGTAACCATCATATAGATCTAGTGTCATGACATTAGCTGAGAAGCTTAGGAGCGCCAGGTTAGGGTATCGGAATCTTGATATGTTACTTGTTACTGTAATAATCGATTTGTCTCTAGAGACTTTAAATTCATTACTGAACTGTTTTAAACATGATTCAATAGCATAAGCTACATCTTCTAAACTACCTAAACACGAAAAGTAATTGCCATTTGTTGTTCCTTTCGTTAACGAAGAATCCGCAGAAATAATATATTTGTTAAGATCAATATGATCTGCTCCAGCTTTTATCTTCATTTTACTGACAGTGGCAGAATATGATAAGTCATTAACTATTAGAGTATTTATAGTTTCATTAGCGATTAAAGTATCACCTTCGATAACAACCTCATAATTATTAAATAATGTACCGCTTTGTAAATCCCATTGTATCTTAAAATTAGTAAGAGCAGCTGACATAGAAAGTCCAGTATTAAATGATAACGAATCAGTTGTAATACCATCTGATATAGTAATAGTTACACTTTCTGTTAAGCTTAAAGTTGTAAAGTTAAACTTCCAAACCTGTTTTTGTAATCTAGTAAGGGCTAGCTTATCACCGTTTGTGGGAACTGAGTCGCTATTAATGGCAAATCTAATTCTATCAAAATCTGGCCCTTTAAATTCATCTGCTCTTAATGTAAAGTCTTGTTTTTCAAAACCATCAAAATCAGCAAATGTAACACCGCTTAAACCACCTAATGGAATTTTTCCAACTTCCCATCTATTTCCATTCTTTATGTTATGATAACCTTTCTTTGAAGTCACATAACCTAATGTAGCATCATCAAAATCTTCATATCTTGGTAAAGCAAAGTTAGTACTATCTAGAAATGAAAATGCACTTAAATCATAGTAATTTTCGTATTGAGTAGCAGTTAAGTTATTATGAACTAGATTTTTAACATTCAATTTACCTTCTTCGATTTCATCAACGAATAAACCAAAATAACGATTGATTTCATAGGGATCCACGCTAGGATCATTAAATTGAAATTCTAAATTAATAAGATTAGCAGAAATGATAGCATTTCTTTTTAAGCCATCTGTAATATATTCATTTACATTAATAATTGCATTATCATATCCAACTATATCATCAAAAATATATTCAGGCTTAGTTATAAAACCACCATTCTTTAAATCAATACCTCTATATAAGAAGTTCTCATTTTTATTAAAGTTTGCTACGATAGCAGAGTTGGGAAAGTTTTCATTATTAGCATGTTTTCTTAAATAAGCACCCAATTCTGAATCATTTGACATATCAAAGACTTTGACAATGTCTGCATTTTTAAGCATATTAACTACTTTTTCAGAAGTTGTAGCTCCGTCATTTGTAACGCCATTAAGTCTGTAAATAACAAATTTAGTAGGAACTTTCTTTTCTAACCAGAATGGTACAAAGATCTTAAATGTTTCGTCGTATAATTTAGAATAGCTTATGCCAGCTCCGTATCTGTATGTGTCTTCATATTGAAATTCATAATCATTAAAGGCTGTAAGATCGTTTGGAACTTCTCTTTTAACGTCATAAATTAAATCATAAGGAGTTGCGTTGTTATTATAAAAGGCTGCAAGGTCAAAAGAATAATCTCCATCTTTTGATAACCTATGCTTTTTATATCTAGAGCTAGCAAGTTGTGTATTTGCATCAATAGTCTCTAGGTAAATCTCTCCACCATTTGTCACGACAATCTTGTTATTACCAGAAAGCCTTGGATTGGTTCTAAGTAATGCAAATGATTTATCTTCCAAATCAGTTGAAAGATCAAATTTATAATTTAACGTTGTAGACATTCTGAATATATTATTTTACTATCTCTGCTATATATCTTGTTTAACAGAGACTGTAAATATTATTCAGATGTTATAGCTGCGTTGTAATTATTGTTGTTAAAAATAAATGTAGATTGACTAGTAGCTGTTGATTGAATGCTCTTACCCTCTGCTTTATATTTAGCAAATACTTCTAAGTCAAATGAAAATTGCTCGTCATCTGCATCAAAAATATCGATACCAATTTGTTTAGCATAAGTTAAGTTAGTCAGAGTAGAAGTAATAATACCACCAACTCTACCTATTCCGGTTGTTCCTTGACCATAATAATCGGTCATTCTATATTGGAATGTAATATCTATAGAAATAGCATTACCAGATGTTCCACCAGCAATTCTCTTTCTACCGAACTTATTATCTCCGTCAACAATTAAACTGTCTTTGTTAATTGGATTTAAGAATAAGTAAGAACCACATGATTTACCACCCAATACATATTGGTCATAAATTCCGAAACTGGTTTTTACCGCCCTAGTACTAGCAGATAACCATAAATATGGTGTTTGTTTTTTCCCATTAGCTTCGTCAGCTTTAAGTGTAGCGGTCTTAGTATTAGAGACGTAATTACGAACAGTTGCAAGTGTATATGCTGTGCTTGTTTTACCATCTTGTACAACTGGATGATCTACGTGTATGTATAAACCAGCGTCATATAAAGCATTAGTAATATTTGTAGTAGGCGATTGAGATACAGTAAGCAATGTTCTAGCACCAGATGCTATTGCACTCCACGCTCCAGACCAAATAAAATCAGTACCAGCATTTGTTGGTGTGATTGCAGTTGCTGGTGATTGAAATTCAGCGGTGGCTAATGTAGTAATAGCAACAGTACCTCCAACTTCTGTTTCTAAATAAAGAGGCTCTTCTCCAGAAACATTATAATATCTTCCGTAGATATATTGACCTCTTAATTGTGCAGATTGATATGGAATATTTTGAAAATATTTAATACCATTATTTGTTAATAAAAGTGTATTTGCATCCAAATTTTGATACTGAATAGGAACTCTATCATATTTTCCTTCAGTTGTATAATAAGTATCATTTAAAACTCTAGAATCAATTGAGGTTGCAGTTGGATTTGTACCAAATAAACCTGAAGCAGAAGAATGCCAAACTGGTAAAGTTCTAGTTCCAGTAATTCTAGCAACTAACTCTAATGTAGTAGCTCTAGTGTTCTTTAATAATAATTTAAAGTTCTTAGTGATAACAACACCTTTTTGAACTTGTAATCCTTTAATTTGATCAGTGTAATATCCAGCAAAAATCTTATTAACTGTGTTAGGTCTAATTCTCGTTACATTTCCAGTTTCATCTACTAATTCAACAGCCAATTCACCCTTAATACCGGCTAGAGTTTCTTGTAAAGTAAGAACTTGTGTAGTCATTTCAGATAACTTATCAAAAAGACTCACTGGTTTTTGTTCTGGCGTCAAGAATCCTGATGCAATAGTAGCAGCTTGGTGAGCAAAGAATTTTTCATTTGCAGTAAAACTATCTGATACGTGCTTATAAACTCCGCGTGATTCTAATTCATTTGAAATTTCAACTTTAGCAATTTCTTTTTCATTGTTTTCAACAATCGTAATTGCATCTAACGTAGAGATTTGACCTTCTGGGAAATTAACAGTAATAATTTCAGAGTAATCTGATTCAGCTGGATTTGATGGCCAACCTGCTTCAGATTGTGATTTAATTCTAAATTGTACTTGTTCTCCTGGTTGAATAGCAATATCTAAAGAGTTAAAGTTTACTGTGTCAGCACCTTCTTCTGAGTCATAAACCCAATAGAATTTGCCACTAGCATCCTTACTTCTTTTTCTAACAGGTCCTAAAACTTCATTCCAATTCGAGAACGCCGCAGTTTTAGTATTGTCTTTGTCCTGAAATGGAATTTGATCTATATTAGACGTTTTACCATTTGTCGACAAATATCTATATTGTACAATAAATCTAACGATTTCTTGTGGTTTTACACCAGCAGTAGAAGCCGCTTCTGGAATTGACCAAAAACCTCTAACTCTATACTTAGGTTGAATTTTCTTAATTGAAGCATCTTGAGATGTTGTTGCAATTTGAGTAACTAAAGATGAATATAATTTAGTTTCACTCAATCTTTGATCAGATAACGATCCGATTTCATTGACAAATTTGGATTTTTCAGTATCTGACTTAAACTTAGTTGTAGCTAATGTGGCTTTTTTAGCCATAATAGTATCATCTAACTTTTTGATTTTATCAACTACGTTAACTTTGTCAGCTGACATCTGTTGCACAGCAGTGAACGTATCATTATTAGTTAAGTGAGTATTGATCTGTACAACTTTAAAGTTAGTTGAGATCAAATCGGGTGCAGCAGGAGTTACAGCCTCAATTGAAGCTGGAATTCTATCGTTTTGTAATGCTTTAATAAATTGACCAAAATCTGCAACCTCAGCTTGATAATAATCAGCTAAAGTCATAATGTTTCCATCAGTTGCAGTCATTTTTAATTCATTAGTCTCAAGTGCAATACCCGGTGACCATTTTTCAGCAACTATATTTGAATCTGGATCAATTGGTTTGATAAAGATTAATAGTCTTTGATCAAAACCGATATTAACATCAATTTCAACAGGAAGACTAGCAGCTTTATGAATTTTTAATTGTCCAGTACCTATTTTAACGCCTTCATATCCTTCTACTAATCTTAATTCAACTTGTGAAGTACCAGGAAAAATATTAACGATTGCATACTTTGTTGTGTCATTTCCACTATTAACAATTAATTCATCGCCAATTTTAAGAGTTTCTGTTTCTTGCAAAGTTTTAGCAGAATCAGAGTAAGTTAATTTATTTAAGGTATAAAGCTTAATAGTTTTAGTTTCAGTAACTCCATTAACTTCAACTGGTTTTTGTACATTGCTAACTGAACTAACAGAAAAATCACCATAATAAGAAAGATCTCTATATGGCATTTGTAATACTTCTTCATCTAATTCATAAGGAATATTGCTAGAAGTCAAAGCATCTAAGAATAAACCATGATTGATTGCTTCAGAATTTTTGTATGTGTTAAAGAAATTAAGAGCAGTTTCACTAGAAGAAATCAAATACTTTTTAACCAATACTCTTTCGGTATCTTCGGTTATTTGTCCTGAGACATCAAATTTGATTTTTAATAATGGTGACAAAAAGCTTTCAAAGAAAAGATTGCTTTGAGTTTCAAACTGTGTTGGTAAATTTAAACTTGTAACTGGTTGAGCAGCTGTTTTAATTTTACTTTTAATCAAAGTTCTATAAGTACCGTCAGCTAATTTAATACTAGCCGCACCGTCACCTAATGCACTTAACGATTTTACAGTATCATCAATTCTTTTTAATTCTCTTGTAATATAGCCAAAAGAAGGAATTTCCACCGTAGTGATGGCATTATTTTCTTTTAAAAGATCTATTTTAACAGTCTTACTGTCAGAAGTAATAGCTTCATTTATGCGCTCGAAAGTTTCGATTGCATTTTGGTTCATCTGTAAAAATTGTTGAACTAGGCCGCTTAGAGAGTTTTTAACATTCATTATCTTAAAATATCGTATTTAAATTTTTGATTAATACTTGTAGCACTTGGATTGATACAAATAATTTCAATGTATGGTTTTGTTGATATAAATGAAGCTGCTGGAATTACAATATTTGCAGTCAAGTTCAAATCTAAAACCATTGCATTTCCATTAAGATCTATATTATTATTAAAGACTAACTTTAATGTTTGACCTTTTTTCCATGTTACAGCAGTATCATCAATGTATATATAAACCTCATTTACGGCAGGGTTTGAGTTAACAGAAACCCTAACCATGTTTTCAAAGTTATCTAATTTAGCCCAAATACCAGTACTTGTAGCGTTATTTGGATCATATTGAGTAGAATCAGTAATTTGCGTTGTTTTAACCAAAGTATTAATGTCATAATTATAAGGTTGAGGCATGCTATAACCATTCACGTTGTTATTAACATAAATCTTACCATTAACTCTGTCTACTAAAATACCTTTTCCGTTTTTAACAACATCGGTATTATATTGTACACTCGTAGGAATTGTACCACTGATTATTTGATTAATTCTTGAGTTAGTTTCTGCAATCAAATCAAGAATAGCAGTACTATTGCTAAAATTAGCATTTGCCGCCACGAACTGTTCTTGTAAATCTCGTAGTTCTGTAATAAAAAGGGACATTTGATCTTGACTTAAAACAAAAGATTCTAAAGCATCATATTTAGCTAAAGCTTCTGTGATTCTGTCATTTGCAGAAATTAAAGTCTTAGTAGCATTATCTAAAGAAGATACACTATCGTAGAAAATATCCATTGTGAAAGTTGTAAAGTCATTAACTGTAACATCAGATCCTACATTATCAAGAGATGAATTATATCTCATGTTTAATTTGTAAGAATATGCATTACCGTTTAGACCACTTACACTATTTGGCTTGTATTTTTGTTGAGCTGGAATTATACCATCAGTGAAACTATCTAAGATAATAACACCGTATAAGTTTGTCGCTCTATTACTAGGAGTTGATAGACTATATACGTCATAGTAAATTAAAATGGCATTGAATTTAAAATCTGTACCTCTTTGATTAAAATCAGAAATACTCTGTAAAGTCGAATCATTAATAATACTAGAATAAGAACTTGGAGTCCAATCAATTCCATAAATAGGACTCGTATTTGGATTAATGTTGTATTTACCAACACCTACAGTACTATCACAAATAGTATCTAATGAAATTAATGGATCTGGATGTGTAGAATTGCCTCTTCCTAAAATTTGAGGTTCAGCCGCAACATTATATTCAGTCGCTGTAGTATTATAAGCTAAATCTCCAGAGCTTTTAAAAAGAATAGTTGGAGTTGAACCGTGTGATGTAGGAACATTAATGTAAATTTCTTGGTACGCATTACCTTTGTACATTACATCGTTTGTTGCATCAATAGTACCAACATATTTAACTACTCTATCATAAGCTGCTCCGCTTGTAATACTATCAAAGTTTTCTGTAAATCTTGATAAGCCAATTGCAGATTCTGAATTGTCAGATGGTTTAAATCTAATAGCATCAATTGAATCTAGCCATTTAAAGAAGATTTTTTCTGCATCAGATTCAAATAAATCCGGATCAAAATCATTATCTTGTAGAATATGTTGCTCTAAGTTTAGGGCATAGTTTTGTAGAGTAGTAGCAAAATCTATATTTGGATCAGACGCCGAATAATTAGGACCACTGATAGTTTCTAACAATCCAAAGTTCATAGAATTATATCCATTAACTGAAGTATCTTCAGGTAAATTTAACAATGCAAATCTTGAAAATTCAAATTTCAAATCAGGATTGTTATGGGTTCTTGTTAAATCTTTCGCAGCAGATGCAAATGCATATACTGTTGAACCTTGTGTTTGCGGTCTTCTAATTAAAGGTGTTGACATATTATTACTTTACTCTAAATTTTATTATGAAATTGTAGTAGCGTAAGAGCTAATTACAATCCATTTTGAAAGTGTTTGAGACCATCTCAATGTAATCGTTGAACCATTTCCTGTAAAATCTACATTTTCAGTAGTGAATCCCAAAATATTTGATGCGTTAAGAGCATCAGGATACGCTGCTCTAGCCAGTACTGTGATTTCATGACCATCAGATGCTCCGTTTGCTAAATTAGATGTTGCAGTCATAGAAGCATCTAAGATAATAGTTCCGTGAACATTTGTTAATGTAGCTGGAAAAGTAGATACTGACGCATAAGCTGATTTGTAAACCGCCGCAGCCATATCTAAAGAAGATGTAAATTCAGAAGCTACAGAAAAAGTATTACCACTTAGTGATAAATCTGCTGCACCAGGTACTGTGATTTGATCTGACTCGACCAAACTCATTGAGCTTAATGTAAGACTATTTGTGTCTAAGTAATTTAGAATATCACCTAACTCAGCGTTGATTGCACTAAAGTTGTCATTGATAACTGTTCTTGAAGCAGAAATGCTGTCCGTACCTAGAATTTGTTGAATGTTTGCCATTTTTTATATTTTATTTTACTGTAATTATGTTTTTCTTGACTTTATTGATATTCCCATTTGTATCCTCTAATTCTAGACTTAACGAATAAGTTCCAGCGTTCTTAAACAAGTAGGTAAACCACATATTATCATAGTATATATCAGGAGAATTTTGAGACTCATTTTTAAGTACCCATGTTGGTTTAGTTTTTCCAGGCATCATAGTTTTGTCTAATGCAAATGTCACATGTGTTAATTTATTAACTACAGCATGTCCCTCAAAGAAAACTGTGTCATTCCATGTTGGATTTCTGCTTAAATAATGTTGCCCGCTATGAATTTCACCAAAAGTTAACGTTGCTTCTTCAAAATCATTATGCGCACTGTATTCTTTTCCAACAGCCAATATGTATAAACATACATCATTTGTTCCGTCGTTATTAGTATCTTCAAAAACAGGATTAAAAGCAAATTTCTTAATAATCGGGTTAGTCACTGCATTTAATTCATCAGCTATTGCTTGCCATCCAGCTACGTTAGTTGGTGTTGGACTAGTAATAACATAAGAACCAAAAACTATTTGTGAGGTTTCAGGAGATCTATGATAAACAGTTAACTCGCTACCATTTTCAATATCGCTAATTTTAAAAGAAGCTGTTTGATCTGGTCCAATTTCAGTGGCTTCCCACCATAAATTAGATGAATGATTCCAATTAGCATCTCCAAGATTATTCCAGAAATAAGGACCAGTCGTTTCTGACCAACCAAATTCTGCATCTAAATCTTTATAACGAGTGATTGTAGACAAATCTGGGTTGTCGTTATTATAAGAGTAGTTATATCTGTCTAATGTCAAATATGCCGAAGCTGGGATGTCTTGGATCATAACCTGATTATTTACGGGTAAGTTCCATGATGCACTTGCAGATTTCCACATATCATCGTATTCATTCCAAATATAAGTTTCTTCTCTGTACTTATAAAGACCATAAATATTAACAGCTTTGTTAACAGCAGTTATTTTGTCATATTCTCTTAATTGTGACACATAATTGTAAAGATCATAAACCTTTAAAGTCACATTATAATTTCCAGCAAAAGGCAAAGCAATTGGCAATTCACAAAATTCAGGATTCCACACAGCAGTCGTACCACTTGGTGTTCCAGAGTTTGTTTCACTCCAATATCCTATAGGACCTCTTAATACTCTATTATAACCATTTGGTCCAGTAATAGTCCATTCGATTTCATAAGTGTTTCTTGACCAATAATTATTCCATTGATTAAACGTAGCTTGTTCAAAATCATTCCATGAAAGATTTTGATCCATTTCTTTCCAAAGATCTTGATAACCGTCAAATTTTAAAATTAATGGTGCACCCGTAATTGGCCCATCATTATCAAACGGTGTCATTTCGTTGTCTTCTAGTGATAAGCTATAATAAGATGTATAGAAAGTTCTAATATCATCCATCATACTTTGTTTGGTATATGTTATATTATTAACTACCTTTGGTAAATTAACAAAGTCATTGTAATCATCAGTAAACGCATCACTAACTTTTTCTAAATTCTCAATAAAGATAGGTCCTTCAGGAAAGACTGTATATTTAAGATCTATACCACCATCAATAAATCCAATTGGATTTGCATTAGCACTAACATTTGTATTTTTAACACCAAATATATCAGCCTCACCAGTAATATCAACTATTTTAGCATATAATGGCAAATAGCTTCTTTGTAATTTATTCTTAAGAGCATAAAGTTTAACTAAAACTTCTTCAGGAGAATAGTCATAAACTTCTTCTACTTGTGGTGTATCCCACTCATCATCTATACCAGTCGGTGTATTAATTCTATATGTTAAAGAAAAACGTGAAGTCTTTTTGGCAGTTCCACTTGGCTTATTAATTCCAGTTGAACCGTTAACGCTATATCCTGGACTATCAACATCTGTTACTGGAACAGCACGCAATTTACCAAAATTCTGAGACTTATTATTAATGTCTAACCAATATTCTTTAATTGTTAGATTATTATAGCCATAGAATTTAACAGCATTAATTAAGGCTTTATATGTACCAACGTATGGCTTAATATTGTGACCCTCTAAAAGCATTTCTTTTCTCTTGGCATTTAGCAAGATCCAATCTGTACCAACTTCGTCGATGTCGTGATCTTTAAAAAGACTCATATCACCCTCAGGAATACTCATTCCTAGGTTATCTAAAAGAACACCTAAACGCTCATCTTCTGCAACTGTTTCACCATATAATTTAATATAAGCAATAACTTGTCCAGTTGACATAACCAATTCTAACCATCTAAGGTGAGAACCTTCAGTTTCAGACTGAAGTGCTAAATTAAAAATAATAGCCTCTTCGTGGATGTTTGAAAGTAAAGGGACAATTTTGTAAGAAGGATTTGTATGAGTTGCTATTGTTGATGCATCAATCGCAAGATCTTTTTTGATTAGTTTACTAACTTCCAAATCATTATTTTCACCTAAAACGGTTTCAAATAAGAATATGTCATCACTCGTATAATTGTTGGTAACTAATCTTGCAGTAATAGTGGCTGTTTCGCCATTTCCAGCAATAGGTTTAACGTAATGAATATTTCCATCAACGTCCTTTACCTCTTCTACGATCGCCAAAGAAACAGTTTCAAAAAGTCCAGTTGAAACCTCATTTAAATGAATACTACCCGTCCAGATATTATCTGTCGAGTTGTAATCAAAATTCAATATACCTTTAGTACCGTTGAAAAATAAATATCTTGAGTGATCTTGTAAATTCATTATTCTATATCGTAGTCTTTGTCAACAGTAAAGGACTTAAACAATTTAAGTCTTCTAACAGCTTTAATTTTTTCATAAACAAAATCATTTATAAAATCTAGAAAATCAGCCATAACTTCATTTCTATAAATATGTGGAGATACAGATCTTTTCATGATTTTATCTTTGTAATCATAACCTGTATTTTTTCTATCGTCTTTAGAACGCTTTGCTGTTGTATAAAGTTTTGTTAACTTATATCTATATAAACCGTCATAAATTGTCTTTGCCATCTGTTAAGTTTATATTTAAAGCATTTTTCTAGTTGCAGCTTGTAACTGTGTAAATACCGTTCTTTGTACTGGTGGTTCATCAAAATAAACTGATAAACTTGCCATCTGATTTAATGCTGGGCTATCTTTTACTACCGCATTATCTCTGTCATACCAACCACCTCTAAATAAAGCAAGATCTTGTTTTTGTAAGATAATATCACCATATTTGTCTAGTCCAATGTATTTATCAAATCCAACGGGGTTAGGTTGTCCTGCAATTAAGTTAACTTTTTGAATAGTTTCTGATTTTTCAAAGAAGAAATATCTTTGTTTACCATTGCCTATATCTTTTAATAAAGGAGTCGAAGGAGTAACTTTTATTGTTTTAACATAATAGTAACCCAATCTTCTAGCCTCTTCTTCGAGTGCTGAAACAAACTGTACATTGACCGCATCAATACCTTCTACTGCTTCTAATAAAGCAATAATATCAGATTTTGGTAATTTGTCTCTTCTTGTTATATTCAATAGATACTCACTCATCTTAGATCTAACCTCTTTAAAGATTTGATTCTTATCAAAGCCTTCAAAATATCTAACATAAATATCCATTCTGTATTTTTTAATGGTAGGCGTAACAAACTCAATATCTGTAACTACCATTTGTTGACCTGAGTCTTCAATAGTTTTTTGAATAGCAGCTTGTTCAGTTGCAGTAAAAGTAAATTCTTCAACAGGCAATGCAAAATAATCTTGGGTGCCTGTTAATTTTCTTTTAGCATCTGGTAACATAAATAAGTAAATTACGTTATCATCATCCAAATATCCATCGTCTGTTGTGTTATATGCATCTATATAAGAGAATGAGTTGTATCTTGATAAGAAGTGTTCATAGTTTTCTGGTGTAGCTAATACAAATGATTTAGAAGCTAACGGCGCGATTAATTTAGTGAATTCAGTAGATTCTGGATCTCCACCCATTTTAGGTGCAGAAACAACTTCAAAATCAAGAACTTGATTCAAGTCATACGGATTTCCAACTGAGTCAGTTCCTTCTGTAATCCATTTAAATGTAATATCTTTGGCATCACCCAAGTTACCTAAAGTACCATCGTGTTTGATGTATTCAACACCGATAATTGCACCAGCAGGTGGAATCATACCAAAGTTTCCATTTCCAAAATAAAGATCTAATCCTCCCATAATACCTGTTTTAATAAGGTATCCTTTAGAATCAGAGTTCATTTCATATAATGAGTTATAAGAAGTCCAAAGTTCGCTGTTAACGGTAATTCTAACTGTGTCATGTCCAGTTGCACCAGACACTTTAACATTAAATGATTGTAATCTCTCACCTGTAGCAGTTAATGTTTGGCTTTCTAATTTACCTTGTATAATTGGGGCATTAATATAGCCAGAGAAATTCTTATCAAGTCTAAATTGATCTCCATTTGTTCTAACTAAATAAACTAAACCATTTGCAGGAAAAGAAATTTCAGCATTAGCTGGAATAGTCAATGCATCACCAGCAATATCACTGGTAACACCTGGTTTCCATCTAAATTTAATTTGTCCAGTTGCACTAAAACCTCTAGTTGGATCGTGACCTGCTAATCTTGCTAAACCATAAATACTTTCAGTTTGTTGCGCAGTATAAATATTTTGTTCAACTAAAGCATCTTCAATATAGAACATTATAAGTTGACCAAGTTCTGAAAGAACTAATAGGATTTGAGCGTACGGCGACGCAGCAGTGAAAAATTCACCGGTTCTTTTGTAAGCTCTAGAAATATAAGTTCTTGTATCTTCAAAAATCTGAGAAGATTGTATTCTAGCTTTGTTTAAAATTTTAAAATCTGCCATCTCTTGTTTAATTTATTACAGCCCTAACAGCATATTGATTATTTATAACAACGTCAACTGTTGCAATTACAACATCGCCTTCTTTCCAGAATTTTGCAACCACTTCCGTGTTATATTTTTGAGCCAATGGGCAATAAGTAGCCAATTGTCTTTCTATAGAAGCCTGAATCGTTTCTTCATTTAAGTTAAACTCAAACAATAAATCTTCTAAGTTAGCACCAAAGTTTGGATCACCAAGAACATCTCCTTTTGTTGTAAAAAGAATCGTTTCGATCTGCGTAAGAAGTTGTGCAATTTCTGTTTGAGATTGCAACTTCTTTGGATCAAAATTCGGATCATCTAATGTTCTTATGTAAAGTTCCATACTATGTTACTATATATTTCATTAAGAATGCATCATCCAGTCAACACCTTCGTCGCCTTTGATTTCTTCTATAATTTTTTCTAATTCATCTTCACCCATAGATTTGATAACATCAGCATTAAGTTTAACTTCACCTGGTAAATTGTAATCAAAAATACTCAATTTAGCACCTAATGAAACTTTAATTTTTGCTGAACAATATCTAAAGAAGATTTCATCTTCAAATAATGCACAATCTGGAATAGTTTGGTAAACCTCTAAAATCAAGTGACTCTTTGGAGTTTCACCCATAATTTTTAAGTTTCTAGTCAAATTACTATAGTTAAACGAAATTGTATTGTTAATAATCTGACGAGCCATATCATAATAACTTTGCTGAACTACATAATACTGTAAGTTTTCAGCTGATTTAATATCATAAGTACCTTGACCTAACATACCACCAAATAATAAACGGTCGATGTTAAAGTCACCTTTAGTAAAACGAACGTCTGTACCAGCACCATAATAAGAACCTACAGGATAAACACCGTATACTGCAAAGACAGCTCCTGAGCCATCTAATGCCGCTCCAGGAAGAGTTAAAGATCTAGTACTTAAGTATGTTGGTGTTACAAAATACTCTTCAGGAATAACTAAGAAATTCTCTTGCACAGAGTACTCATAATTCTTATAGAACCATTTCTTAGCTCTTTGAATAATATTATAAATTTCTTTTTTAGGCAGATTCATTGGAATCATACATGCTCCGGTAATATCATCCGCTAATTCAATCATAAAATTGTTTAAACAATTGGGATCATATTCCCTAGGGAGACCCATGTCTTCTAAATCTTGAGCTGTAATATCAGTCATTTTATTGCATTTCTATTTTTTTGCTTTGTACGATTTCAACATCAATGAAATCAGCTTTATGTGTATATCTTCCTTCTCTAAATATTCCACCTTGCATTTGACCTTCGAAATAACCGTCTATGCCAAAGACATAGCAGTTTTCAGCAAATACACTTTGAGAAACATAACAAGATTGAAGCTTACTTTCTTTTACATTAGTACCTTGAAACAAAGCACAAAATTTAATATCAGATCCTTCTATTTCGCAGTTGTAAAAATCACTGCTAAGAATAGATCCTCTAATTTTACAATCCACAAACTCATAAACTTCAAGCTCAAAACACATTTTCATAAATGCATCTTTAATTTGAATTTTACCAGCATCTGTGTCATAATTGATTCTACCACCTTCGATTCCACCATGAGTAAATAATTTAATTACTCGATCTCTGATTTGTGGCCAATACATATCAACAATAACATCACTGTCATCCATGTCAATAGTTAACTTAATATTACTATCAGCCGTAAATAACTTTCTCCAGTCTTTACGACCTTCGATTACGTTTTTATTTAACTCAAGAATTCTTTTTAATTCAAGTTTATTATTAGGCGTAAATCCAGGATTTTCAGTAGCGTTCCACATTTGCAATAGGAACACATCTGTTAAATGCAAAAGATCTGTGGTTCTGTCTTGATAATCTTTACCACCCAAATAACGAAATTCTAAATAGCCCTTTTCTGCTTTAGAAAAGTTAATGCCATAATATTTAGACATTGGATACTCAAAATTCATCTGTGAAATGGTGTTTCCATCAAAGTAGAAGTTTTCAGCTCTTGGTAAGATCCATTTAATGGACTTAGCATATACCGAATTTTCTCTATTTGGGAAGAATTTATAAACTTGTGGCTCATTAAAGTCAAGAATAAACTTTAAAACGTTCATTTTCTTGATTCTATAAGGATCACCAGTTTGCTTAATATCAAACGAACAGTTAATATGAATAGCTGATCTGTCAGTTGTATAACCGTGTTCTTTTATATAAGTAAGCACTTTAATAAGAACCATTCTAGCATCTTGATACGGTAAAGCACCAGTCACTAATTCAAGCATGTTCTTACCACCTGACATATCAGGTTCAACTTTAAACTTTTTATCTGTAGGCTGAAATTCACTATGTGCTTTGGTACCTACATAAATATCACGACCCAGAAGAGACTTAAGTTGTTTAACTGCCTCGTCTAGGTCGTAATTTGAAAAGAATTCGAACTCGAAGCCGATTAAGGCTTTAAAGAGAATGTCTTTGTTATGGATGTTTAACATATTTAGAGATTATAATACTATCTTTCAAGTATATATCACCCCCTTTTAAACATCTATTAAGAAATAAGTTTTAAGAATACTTTTTTGGTAATTTCTTCAATTCTTGAGATTTCTACTTGCACTTCTTGATTCTTTGCATAATCTTTGATAGCACCCTCTGGCAATTCACTTACGTGTAATAAACCAATAACACCTTCTTCGATTGCAACAAACATACCGTAATCTTTAATAGACTTAACAATACCAGTTACTCTTGCAGGAATCTTGTATCTTTCTGTGATACCATTCCATGGATCGTTGTGGATCAACTGAGTCAATGTAATCTTAGTATCAGAAATGATTTCTTTTACTTTAAACTCAATAGCATCTCCTGGATTAATTTCATGTTTTCTTAACTTAGCAGCATGTACTTCATCCAAGTCATTGATGTGGATCATACCAGTTAAACAACCATTGAATTCACAGAATACACCGAATTTAGCACTACCAGTAACAAAACCTGTAATAACTTCATCTTTTGCATTTCTAAGATCTTCGAGGATCGAAGGAACCATTGCTTTTAAGTAAGCTCTGTGTGAAACAACTACTGTGCCTCTTTCAGCTGAGAATGAAATAGGAACTACATACATATCAGTTCCAATTATAGAACTAAAGTCATGTAATTTATTCATACCGGCTAAAGATCCTGGCATAAAGCAATCGATACCATTAATAGTTACAATATAACCACCTTCGGGGATCATTTGTTTAACTAGACCGGCATAAGCGATATTGTTGTCAATATTACTCATTAACTCTTCAAAGATAGCATGTTGTACACCTTGTTCAATTGAACCTACAACAAAGTCTTCACCTTTACTTCTGTTTCTAACGATTTTAACCGAAGTTTTATCCCCTGTTTTTAAATCATTTGCAACTTCTTTTTCAATATTAACATAGACTAATTCTCTATAATCAACATCGATACTCATCCAATTGCTTGAAATTCCATAAACCTTACCTTCGTAAACTTTACCAACTTCAAGAATAAACTTGTTATCAAAAACACTAGCTGAACCAATCATCATATTGTATAAATCTTGCGCATAAGACGCATGAGAAAATACTTTGTCAGTTGGATTTTTTAATTTAATGTGGGGATTTATGGTTCTTTTTGGTTTTGCTTCGTTTTCGAAAGCGTCCCAATTAAATTCACCGTTAGGAAGATACCATGCTTCGTCTTTGTTGTGAGCATCTAGGTCTACAACTTTTTTCTCAGATGGTGTGATTGTTACAAGGCTTTCTAGACTGATTGCCTCGATTTTGTTTTTTTCGCCAATTCTAATTTTTGGTGTCTTAGAATTGTCTTGATTTTTTTGTGTCATTTATTTTTATTTAGAAGTGATGAGTTATATATCCGATTACTTTTTAGTCCCATGTTTAATCTTATCGAGTTTAGCTAATTCTCCTTCTATAGCAATTACACTAGTAGGAAGAGGAGGACTGCTTGGTCCAGCTGGGGTTGGATGTGTATGTTTATTAAATTCTTTCATAAACTTGTTAAGAGTTTGAAAAAGAGTTTCACCATTTACACCAGGTTCTGCTTTATCTGTTGGACTTGTAGCCATATAAATATTTTTGGCATTGATAAGAATATCACCATCCTTATCAAATTTTATCATAGGATCTTTGTCTTTGGCTTTTCCTGTTGTAATTACAAGACCATCCTCTTTTGACCAATAAATTCTAATATTTCTTTCAGCATCATAAACTAATGATACTACGTTATGTGGTTCAGAAGCAGATTTTAGAATATCATCCTTTAGATTTTTATTCTGATCTGCATGGACCCAATATTCTGGCATATAAATATTACCATTATCAAATCTAGCAGCCACTATATCTCCGATTCTTGGCACAACATGTTGTCCTGGATTAGTTCGATTCATAGGAAAGGCCCAAGGCATGTCAGCAGCAGCTAATAAATCAAACTTGCCGTAAATTTTCACTTTACATCTGCCTAGAAACTCAGGGTCTTTGTTGTCTACGACTTCACCTAACCAATGAGTTGTTCTTAGGTCATCAGATCCTAATTCTCTAATGGTTTCCATATACTATGTATCAAATTTATTATAATCCGTATGCGTTACCTAAATTGTTTTTAGGTTTTGCAGGTGTTTGAGCTATATCACCAACAACATTAGCTATTGAATTAATAGAACCTTGTCTAAGCGCATCTCTAAAGGTACGTGTATCACTATACACATTACCCATAAATACATTGGCAGTTAAACCATTCACCATATTTTGTACTTGATTAGCACCTCTTGCGACAGCACTATCAACAAATCCAGAAAGATCATCACCAATTCCAGATATAGCATCAGTTGCTTGATCTACAATATCACCTAATGGTCCAGGAAATCCATTACCAGCTTTTTTATCTTCTAAGCCAATCTGTTTATCCATAATACCATTTAAATATTTAGCATCATACGTATGAATTCTTTCATACGATATTTCAATATTAGGCAACGGAGATTCTGCTTTGGACGCGCTCAATTCAGCAAAAATATCTTTTCCAGATGTTAAAGCAAATTCAGCTAAACCAACTCTAAACGCAAAGAATGGTAAATTATCACCAGTCACTGCATCATTTTTCTTATTTACACCAAATGCTGTTTGTAAAAAACTTGAAATAGATCCGTTAGCCGAAGTAGTTTGAATCTTTCTAATTTCAGAAACATAAACAATCATTGTAAACTTTCTAAGATTATCAGGAACTACCCAACACCATCTTTCTTCATCCCACATAGCATCTCTGTATAAATCCATCATACCAGAAACCATCAAGTTTAAACTTTCTAAACAACCTATCGTTAATTTGGCCTCATCTCCACCTCTATATGGTTCATTGACATTATAATTAAGAAAGTTTTCAGCACCTGTTAATGTTTGCCAAAACCATGGCATTTGACTATTAATTAATCTTAGAGTTTTAGCAAATTCTTTTAACGAATTAGCACGTCCCTCATCTTTGATATAATTCTTAAGATAGTAAGCAGCAGTACCAACAGCTGGATTGTCTGACAGCGCGTCAGCTAATAATGGCGACATATTACCATCATCGTATACAAATTGAAAGAAGAAAGTTAAATAAGTAGGATCTTGAATATACTTATTTCTTTTTTGACCTTTTCTAAAGTCATTAATATATTTGTTATTCATTTTTCATTATTTCTTTTTAGATGGTAATTGGTTTAATGATACAGGCCATTCTCTTCTAAGTAAATGTAATCTCTGTTTCATACCACCCTCTTTAGTATATTTATAAACGATTGAACCAACTAAATAGTTTCCACTTAACAAATCATTTATTTTAGCTGTGTTAGCATTTTCTCCAGCTTCATTAGGATTTTGTTGAGGATCTTGTTTTGCACCATCAAAATGAGTTTCTTGCATTCCAACCTCTTTTAATCTTTCGTCTTTTAGATCCACAATACTTTTCTTCTGAGCACTGTGTTCGTATATAACTACTGGAACCTTTTGAAATCTATAAAAAGCATTATCATTAGTACCTAGTTCAATAACCAATTGCATCTTTTCAAGTTCCGCCATGTTAATTATATTCTGAACTACGCTATAATTATAATTTAAATGGTTATTCTTTGCTTTTGCATTATCACTATAAAATTGACGACCCAAAAACTTATGTTTACGTTCTAACTCATATACAGCTTTACCACCAGAACCATATCTTCCCTTTAGAGGACTTTCAATAGGCTTTAAATCTTTAGTAGTCATCGCTTCAATTTTAAACTCTCTTAATTTCTTTTCTTGGTCTCCCTCGTCATAATATTGAACGCCTCGAGAATAACCTTGTCGCGTTACGATTCTAGCAGAATTATTTAAAACAGTATATGTTTCAATATGATTAGACATACCCTTAAGATTTAAATTATTTGTTAGCATTAACTTACTTAACGTCTTGTCATTTTCAGATTTTTTTATATCAACTGAAGTATCTTGTAAGAAAGTCATAAACGCATCTTCGAAATCAGCCTTAATATTAAATTGAGCATTAACATCAACAAAATTTAAATAGTAAAATTGATCAATATGAAATGTTTGAAATGATTCCTCGCTAATATATGAAGAATCGACAGTATCTTTAATAAAATCTATTCTACTAGAATATGGAAGAATTCTTTTCATAGAATCCTTTGGCGTAGTAATATTACTTGCTAATCCAATTTTTAAATCAGTTGCTATTTTCTCCAAATGATCTAAACTTGTACCTTCGCCATAACTTTTGCAATCTTCACTAAACAAACCTGGAATACTACAGATTCCAGTAATTCTATAAATAGGTGTATCCATATCGCCAAAAACAGGATCTGCAAAAACATCGAGAATATCAAAATCCATTCTAACAGATTTATAAGTGGTTGGACTCTTAGAAGCTATTCTAACATTAATAAGTGCACCGTCTCTCGGATAACTATCAATCATAAAAATATTTCTAGTATCTTGAAATACCAGATATAATCTAGGAATATCACCTGTTAATTCTAATTCAAAATTAAGCAAATCTTCATCATTTAATGTGTATCCATTTACAATAATCATCGGTATAAGATCACCGACACGCTTGCTTGGAACCTGCGAAGGACCAGCCGCAACATCTTCTGCCATGTTCTTAATTTGAACTTCATCAAGAACTAATTTAGGTTCGGTTATTGTTAATATATTACTTGATACTGACATTAATTACCAAGATTATTGTTAACGTTTGTTGCTAAAGAGGTCTCATTAACAATTAGTGAATCACCAACAACGTTTATTCCAGTATTCATGTCAGATGCTTGTAAAGATATAACATCACCCTTAATTACAACATCAGTTTCACCTGATTTTATAATATTTGGTGGTAAATTTTCTTTACTACCATTGGGTTTGCTAGCTGATCTTTTTTTCAAGAATGCAGCTCTGGTTTTATCTTGCTTATTCATTCTTTTAGCATCTAAGAATTGTTGTCTAATTGGATTTTCTTTTGCATCGGGTTTCATCCATTTTAGGGTTTGACCTGAAAGATCTGGAATTTCTAAAATCATTCCAGGTGCAATTAAAAATGGATTAGAAATACCATTCCATTTTAAAATACGGTCAATGTGATTAACATTACCATAATATTGTTTAGAAATCTTGTCAACTCGCATCGCGTCATCATCAGATACCAAATGGTATTTCGTTACTCTAATATTCTTAACGAATATCATTGTAGGTTCTGTCATAACGACCTTGTCGTTTAAGATTCTTTTAGTTGATATTACCTGTGTATCCATTATCCGTTAGCGAAATCTTTCATTTTTTTGTAAAAATCAGTACTTTTATTGCTATCATCAGTGATTGTAACTTCATCATCATAAGTACCTCCACCTGTTGCAGAACCACCTCTGGCTCCAGATGCTCCACGTCCTTTAGATTTATTATCTCCTTTTTGAGCATACTTTTTGCCGTATATGTCAACCACAGTTTCTTGATCTGTATTTTTATCACCTTTGGGTGTTAAATAAATTCTACCTCTACCTGCATTGAACATAGACTCAATATCACCCTTATCTCTATATCTACCAGGCTTAAGAGTCACTGTAACCTTTAACTTACTTGGAAAATCTTCATAACCTAATGGACCTTCAAATTCAAAATCAGAACTTGTACATGTTAAATTACCAATTACCGCAATAGGATTTAATGGATTTCCAACAGTTAAATGCCACGCTCCAGTAGAATCACCCGTTAAGAATGCTCTCGCCGCTTGTGTACCACTTGGTTTACCAAATAAGTTCATTAAAGATCCACCTAATAGGTTTCCACCTAATTTTTTAAGTGCTTCCATTGGATTTCCACTCATTAAACCTGAGGCTGCATTCTTTAAACCGCCCATTAATCCAGAGAAAAATCCAGATATATCACCGCTATATAATTTATCCATTCCTGGAAATGGTTGTTTAACTGTACCGCTTGACGTATATCTTGTAGCTCCTCCCCAGAATGGTGCATTATTATATGTTAGAACTAGCATATTGGCCATTATGTCTAACATCGCTATTTTTGGATCAACTTTTCCAATAGATCTTAAGTCATAATGAAATACAAGTTTAATTTCTTGTTCAAATGTTAAACCTTCTTTTCTAACCCTAACATTTTTAATAATGTTATATGGTCCTAATGCTTTATTTGGATATGTTTCTACCAAAGGATCCCAACCAGAACCATGTGCCTCAGTATTTGCAGCTTGTCCAGGATTAATTCCTTTCATGGTATTTTCAACATTAGAAAGGAATGGAGAACTATTAATAAAACTACCAACTGCGCCTCTATTGGGTTCATTCGGTGTAATAGTTTGAACTTCTGAGTCTAGATCGTCCCAATTAAATCCAACATTAAATTTTAAAATTTCAGATAACTTATTTTCAGTTACTTCACTCATCCATGTAATTGCTCTCGCAACATCAGCTTGTTCTTTTTTAAGAACATTACCTTTATCATCTAGTGCAGTTGCATTAATAATATCATCTTCGGTTGGTGTAGGAAATCTTCTTAAAGTCAACATATAATTATTAGGTATTTTACCATAATAAGTACAATATGCAAAATCTCCAGAAGTATATTGATAACCTTGTGCAGTATTTTCTCTGCATTTTCTAATAATTACGGCAGCTGTCGGATTTAATTCTTCTGATGCAGCTGTGTATAATGATGTTGTATATAATTCTTTACCAGCACCCCAAATAGCTTTATCACCAGTGGGTTTAGAATCTAGGGGTTTACCTTTATAAGATACTAAAGACCATTTATTGATTACAGAATAAGGAGCGTCTTTGTCGATTTTTGTTTCAGTGTTTGCTCCAGCTTCTAATTTATAGCCAGTGGGTTCATCCATCTTACTATATGCATTTTGAGCCCATTGTTGTGTTTTAACAATAGTGTCATTTGAACCGGCCATTTGAGTAATTGCATTTGCATTATTAGTCAAACCAGCTACTGAAGCATAACCTCCTCCACTTAGTGCATTTTTAGCACCAGCTAAAGGTGATGAATCTCCTGTTGTTGGATCAAAAGCTGAAGTTGCATTGGTATCGATAACGAATCCGCCCATTTAGAATAAAATATTTTTATCGGTTTGGGTTATATATCTTGGAGATATTATGTTATCATATTTTGTCGAGCTCAATGCTCTTGGGTCTATAGAGTAATTTGTCAAAATAGTCTTTGTCTTTTGGTAATCTGTCACCTAAAAAATTCTTAAGGGCTATTTCATAAAGACCACGAGTTTGAAAGTAGTATTGTCCATTTTTGTATGTAAAGCGATTGGACAGCTCGTATATTTCCTTTAAGCGTTTCTCAATCATGAAGTCCTGGAGCTTCCTAAGCAGCTCAAAGATCGCATGTTGTGTGCTTGTACAATAGATTGAATCTACTACCACCAGATAGCTTTTCCAATTTGGACCACCGACAGCTTGTAGAAGATCTTCACGAGTTTTGTAAAGTTCTCTTTTAAGATTGATGCGGGTGTACTTACTAGCATTTAAATCTTTCTTAAAACTAGATTGAAAAAAGAAGCGTTTAAGGAAATCTATATCATCAAAGAATTCGATGATTTTTAATTGGTATAATGGACTAATGTCATCATATTTGGTATCGTAAACAAGACCTTTGACCACGAACATGTATTCTGGATTCTGAGCATCTGACAATAAAGCATATACATATTCTCCTCTGGAGAACAATTTGTGTTTTATCATTTGTTTACAAATTTAACTGAATCAAAACGAGCTAATAGATTTTTATCTATTGAGCCATCATGATTAACTATTATTAAATTATTGGAGTGTTCTATTTCTGTAAATTGTGCTAATTCCAAAACCAGAGAGAAGACACCTTCAACAATGTCTTCTTCTAAGTCTTTCATGAAATATGCAAATTTAGGAGATTCTTGTAATTTAGAATCTTCCATGATTTTTGTAATCTTTTTTCGAATATAAAGATTAACAACAGCTGAAGGAGGCTCAGCATTCATAATATCTGACTTTATTAAATTGACTATAATATCGATGTAGTTTACAACGACAGGATATTCAAAGGACTTTGTATACCACACGAAATCACTCTTTGAATTACACCATACATAATCAATTTTTAAAGGCATTACTTAGTTTGCATCGCTTTATAGTGTGCTAATTGCTTTTCAAGTTGAGCTACTTTAACTTTTAGCTCTTCTTGCTTAGGCTTATAATTAGCTCCCCAGCTTATTTTTATTTCTAATTTATTACGATCTTCATCAGATCCCACATCTATTCCCAAATCTAGGACTAGATCGTTAAAAAATTGGGCGGTTCTTTCGAGACCGCCATTTTCCAAGTCGTATGCTATTTTAGCTTCGTATTTTTCACCGGCTGCGTTGATGTTATCATCTTCAATGATTTTCATCACACCGTTATCAACCGGTTCTAGTGTAACGTACATCATAAATTAAGCTGTTTGTCTTGATTTAAAAGATTCTTGTGCTTGTCTTGTTAAGTCTCTAGCCTCTTTTTTGTTTTGTCTGTAATCTTCTTTAGTTGTAGTTACTGCGATTCTCCAAGCTTCTAACATTAATTCTGTTTCAGCTTCGTTATAACCAGTAGCAACTAAGTTTTCTTTTACAAGAGTTTCTCTTTGAAGTAAGAATTCATAATTTGCTTTTTCTACGGCTTCAACATTAGCTGCGTGAATTTTACGACCTTCGTCTTGTCTAGCTGCATACCATTGTACTGCAGTTGGATTAAAACGACTGTACATGTTTTTGATTTTAAGAAATCCTCTTTGTTTAAAAGCCCAACGGCGTTCTTTTCTATTTGGCATAATATTTGTTTATGAAAGTGTTAACGTTTGATTTAATTTCTTCTTGTACTCTATCTATACTAATTTGGGAGAGTATCATTTTTGCAATAGCTTCTTTAAGATCTTCTTCTTCAACTTCAGCGGTCATCACAGCAAACATAGCTTCTGATGGAATATTAACTGAAATTTCCAAGGGGAAATTAGCAGAATTCTTTTTGCTAAGAGTTTTTAACATAGACACCAAAGGATCTGCAATTTCTTTAGCTTCTTCTTTTGGTTGTTTAGCAGTAACTGTAATACTTGGATCAATTTGACCAGTAATAGCCTCATTAATTTTGGCATGATCGTTTGAGCCAATAAATGTATTTCCTCGATACAATCTAGTTGTATCTGGAGTAGTAGAAGCTAGATACTCAGATGCTAAACTTAAATTACAACGAGTTCCGTCTGTAAAATTAATCCATTGATCGTCAATATCTTCAACCTCCAATTTATCACCAACTCTATCAGATTTAACCCACATTAGCCAATCACCTGGATTGATTAATGACTGTTCTGTTTGTTCAGTTTTTTGTTTTTGTTTAGACATAAGTTTCTTCTTGAATATATTTAGTATGTTATACACGTTTAGTATACATTGTTTAATTTTCACGCATTTTATGATTTTCATAAACTTTATCGATGAAATCAATGGATTCTTTGCTACCTATTCTTGCATCAGGATTGAAGAGATAAATCTTTAGAAATTGACTCTCGCCCATTTCAACTAATAGTTCTTTTAATTTATCAACTTCCGGTAAATATCTCTTGTTAAAGCTCATTATCTTATGGTTTTTATACGTTTCTTAATATCTGCAGGAATGTAATCCTTCTTATTTATTAAACTTTGGAAGCACGCATCCAGAACATAAGTGACAGCCCAATCATCTTTTGTTCTAACTGATCTACCAACACCCTGTAAAAAAGAGATGGCAGTTTTCCAATCATACCAATCTGGCATGTGGTTCATTTTAGCTTTGATTAATGGATCGCCTAGTGACGGATATGGTACTTTAAAGAATATTTGAAAACGACTAACATCGTCTTTAAGATCTAATCCCTCTAGAATTGAAGGACCGATTAAAATTTTATCTTTGGAATTTTTAAACTCATTTAAGGCAATAGCCTTTTGTTTGCTATCAGCATAATTAATAAGTCTCATTGATTCACTACTTTGTTCTAGAATTCTTTTACTAAATTCATAGGATCCAGAGTGAATGATACCTCTTTGACCTTTGTGTTTTGCCAAGATTTTATCAAGCATCTCAAGAACAGGCGCAAAGCTTTTTTCCTTTTCTTTCATTGAAAGTCTGTACTTATTGATAAAAACAACGGGAGATTTTTCATAATTGAAGTCATTACCAAGTCTAATAAACTTGGCATTTGTAATTCCCATGATTCTCATATAAGTAGCAGGATCCCCGATAGTGGCACTCATAAAGACTTTAAAATTTGCCTTGGCATGTAAGTACTTACGAATCATTGCTTGCTCTTCAACACACATAAATTGAGTTTCGTCTTGTTTTTGGTTGATAACCATCGCTGGTTTTCCTACCTCTTCAATAAGAGCAATATAGTCCTCAAATTTGCAGTGCATGTCTTTGATTCTGTCAAAGGTCGTAAAAGCGGTTTGCCAATCTTTAGGAACAGCCCCATTACCAAAACGAGCTTTCGCTAACTTATTAGCAGCTTCTCTGACCTTTGTATAAGATCTTAACATACTATCAAATTGGACCATTGTCTCGAATAGGAGCTCTCTGTCAGTTTCAGTCATTAAATCATGTACTAATACGTCGATTTGGTTCTTTGTGTATCTGGGAGCTTTGATATTGTGTCTATTAATGAATAGGTTTAAGGAATGAATCTTACCTACCACAAATTGATCTACTCTTGGGCTAAAGTGGTTTTGAACCACCTCATCAACTTTGTGGGCCTCATCAAAAAAGACAAAGTCTCTTTGTTCAAAAGGAACTGGACGACCATCTTGTGCCATTTTGGCTTCGACGTAATTACGCTGGATCAACCAAAAGCTATAATTAAGTAAGGCGACTGAGTGATTAATAGCTCTGGATCTTCTTTGTAAGTATTCACAATTGCCATAACATTCTAATTTGCTAGCAGCTTCGTAACCTAGGCCCTTAATTTTACAATCACCAATGCTAAATGGTAATCCATTGACTTCACATGTGTAATTATCAACGCCTTTGACTGAAGGCCAATTGATTCCTAATTTGTAAAAGTCACTTTCATATTGGTCTTGTAAGCTAATATCACTGGCAATTAGATAACCTCGATGACCTAATTGCGTTAAGACCATACTCGATGCCATTGCAATAATTGACTTTCCAGTTCCTGTTGGTGCATCTATAACGACAGTTCCTTCTGGATCCTCGTAGTAGGCATTACAAATGGCTTCAACCGTTTCTCTTTGTCCTGTTCGAAATTGGAAACCATGACCTAAAAGGCCTTTTTCTAATATTTCGTCTATTTGATTCTTTATATTATTCTGCATTCCAACTAATTACTTGTTCAATTTCTATTCCCGCTCTTTCAATTAAATCTACTCCACTCATATCCCTATAGTCTTCACAGTAATATACTTTTGAAATTCCAGCCTGTATGATTAGTTTTGCACAATCAAAGCATGGACAAGTAGTTGTATACAATTCAGCTCCCTCACAATTCATAGTAGACTTAGCTACCTTTAAAATTGCATTGGATTCAGCATGCAAAACTTCTCGTTTAGTTGTTAATGTGTCTTTGTTACAGCAACCATTTTCACATTTGTAACCTTGATCTTCTAGATCAAATGCATGATCTGGGTTTTCATAATATTTAGTGTCTGTAATAAGCTCTTCACATTGATTATCAAAGCCATGAGGCATACCATTGTATCCGAATGATATAATTTGTTTGTCTTTTACAATTACGCAGCCAACTTTACGTCTCTCTGCGTAACTTAACTTGGCAAATTGGTAAGCAACTTGCATATAAGTTATTTCTATAGGAATTCTTGGCATAATAAAAAAGTCGTTGTAGGTTATACAACGACTTTCAATAAAGTTTATTAGTAAGTTTATTACATTGTTGGACCTTCAGCTGCGTAAGCCTCTTTCATCTCATCAATTTTCTTAGTAAAAGACTCTTTTAAAGTCTCACAAGCTGCTTCGTACATTTCTACAGTGTAGTCGTCTTTAGCGCCTTTAAGTTCTTTAAGTGCATTTGCCATCATTCCAGCATGCATTGCGCAATTTTCTTTAAGATAAGATTCGATAGTGTGCTCATCATGCATATCTTCGTTCCATGCAGTAGCTTCTTTCTTTACTTTCTCGTAAAGGTTTTTAGAAATTGATTCTACTGTTGGATCTTCGTCATCTTTGATGTCATCAACAACAGTTACAGGCTCTTCAGCAGGTTCTTCTTCAGTTTCTTCTGGCTCTTCAGCAGGTTCTTCTTCAGTTTCTTCTGGCTCTTCAGCAGGTTCTTCTTCAGTTTCTTCTGGCTCTTCAGCAGGTTCTTCTTCAGTTTCTTTTTCTAGATCTGCAAGTTCTTTATCTGTGTCATCATCTGATTCTTCAGAGTCACCTTCTTTATCAGTTTCTTCACCGTCTTTTTCTTCATCGTCCTCATCCTCTTCTTCTGCAAGTGCAGTGGATGTTTTCTTAAGTTCGTCTTGCTCTAAAGCTTCAACGAATTCTTCATAAGATTGAATTTTTGCCATTTTATATAATTTTAATTTTAGCTTTTAGGGTTTATATATCCGTTTATTCTTTTGAACGCAATTCATCGGCTTTTTTCATCGCCCACTCAACGCCTTCATCTCCACCCCAAATAAGCCAAGCGACATAGCCCTTATCTTTCCATGGAGTATCTTTAAATTCTGGATCTATTTTTGAATTCTTTCTGTGTCTATTAAACGCAGACATTCTATTAATAGTATCTACTGAAATATTTTCTTTATTTGCTAGTTGATTTGCTCTAGCCCAACCAACTGGTGTACCAGCTTCAACTTCATCTCTGCCATATTTTTCTTTCCAATCAATTGCCATTTGAGCATTTTTAGTTGCTGCTGCTGGATAATCGTTGTAAGTCTCTTCAGATTCATTTATAGATGGTTTATTATTATGTCCGCATTTATGACAAAGATATGGATTTCTTTCACCACCATCATAGCCATCAGATAAATCCCAATGCCAATTGCAACTATCACATGTAACAACTCCGTCTTTTACTTCTTCGAGTATAAATTCTTCAAATAATTTAACGTGTTTCATTTCTTATAGACTCTTTTTATAAATGATTGAATATCGGCATTATCGTAACCTAATAGATCTCCAACATATTTTGCCTCTTCTGGTGTGCTATCACTTAAATAACCATCTTTACTTTCAGCATAATCTGCTAGCTTTTGTGCAGCCTTTTTATTTTTCTTGTACAACACCCAAGCTCTACCATCAGTTTTACCTTTAACCTCAATCGCTTTAAGACCATTTTCTAAACCATAATGCATTGCAGCCAATTCACTTTCGTTATTTGGCCTATAAATTGGATTATCCATTGTTGAAATAAAAACAAGATCTCTCTTATTATCAATCACAGTCTGTACCCCATTCATTGTATCGTATGCTTCAGAAGCCTTGATTCTTTCATTAATAAAATCTTCGTATAGCTTTAAGTGTTTCATATTACTTCATATCTTTATCGTGACCACCGTCTCTAACTTCTTTAGCTAGATCTTTATCAGATCCACCCCAAGTTCCATCACCCTTTGTTAAAAAAGCATTTACTCTTGCGTAACCCCATTGTTGAGAAGTTGTTCCAGGTCTGTGTCCAGTTTTCCATGCAGCTATACCTCTTCTCATGACAGCTCTAATAATTCCTATTGGAACTCCAGAATCTTCAGCCTTTTTCTTTAAACCAGTTTCGATTGCATCATCGTCTATTGGACCCTTATCAGTCGATTGTTTTTCTTCAGCCTCATCAACAGATTCTCCGTATAATTCGTGATATTTTTTGGTGTGCTTCGAAGTTTTTACCTTACCTTTTTCTCTAGCCTCTTTGTCACCTGGCATATCTTTATAAGCATTAGGATCATCATCGTCCATTTCAGCTTGTTTTTTCATCTGCTCTTTTTTCTTCTCTTCTTTTTCATCACTTAGACCAGTCATATAAGGTTTTGGACCTGGTTTCTTTGCTTCTTTAACAAAAGCTTCAAATGCTTTTAAATGTTTCATATCTTTACCAAATTAAATTTTATTTTGGTTTCGCCAAGGGCCCATGCTGTTAATAAGCGATGATGACCGTCATATATTACTAATCCATCAGAGAATTCAACAACATTAATCATAGGCAATTTATCAAATTTCTCAATCATTGCCTTTACTTTATTACTCTGAATATTAGGCTGAGTTATTTGAATGTCTTTTATATTTATCGATTTAACCTTTGCATTCTTTTGATTCTTTTCAAATGCATTAACAACATCACTCCAAGAATGTTTAGAAATATCAAAAATACCACCTATTCGTTTGGCATCATCAAATATTGCACCTTTAGGCAAACTATCAATTCGCTCATAAGCTGAATCAAATTTTGATTCGCCAACAAAGTCTTCAAATAGTTTTATATGTTTCACGCTAAATTCTTAAGCTTTTGATTTAAATCAGCAAGACGTTTACTTAATTGTAACTTTTGACGATCCATTTCTATGATTTGCAATTGCAATCGACCAATTTCAGCTTTAACAACATCTTTGGGTTTCTCTGCATCAGCCGTTAATTCTCTAACCTTAATAGTTAATTGAGCTTTTTTATTAGCCAAATCAACAGCTTTTTGACCAAGAGCTTTTATCTTTTCCGAGTATCCAGATTCTAATACGAAGTTTTCAAATATTTTAATGTGTTTCATATTTTACCGTAGATTCTTTTTGTAATTCTTTTGCCAGCTTTTGAAAGGAATCTGGTATAATATCCGTCTCCGGTAAATTCTGGTTGTTTATCTGCTCCAACAACATCTCTAATCATTTCTTCGTCTTTAATAACCGGAGCACCTGACTTAGACAGAATTTCTTCCATCTTAAGGCTTGCTTCAATAAACCAACCTTTAGTGCTAACTAATTGTAATAACTTTTTAACAACATCAGATTTGGCTTCTTTCTTGCCATTAGTTCCCAATAAAGCAATCTTATTTCCCCATTTCGTAGGTTTGTAAATAATAAAGGCATCTGCTGTATGATCTGAATCGACATCTTTTAAGGCAGTTGCTTTGTATTTTGATTGCATTTCTTGCCAATCATCAGCTGAAAGATCCATTCCTGCATCAAGATACGTTTTAGTGTACATATCCCAAATCTCTTGCATTCCGTCTTTGTCGATTTTCTTTAAATCCATTTCAATCCATTTATTAGATGGAATTTCAAATTCATTTATGAACTCTTCGAATAATTTAATATATTTCATATTGCTATTCAGTGATGATTATGCCAATTGTCCCATTCATCAGCATCATTTAATTTTATTTCCTTTTGGGTAGTTTTATTTCTATCCCTTTTACGTAGCCAAAAATACAAACCAAAGAAGCAAGCCGATCCAAGGTAGAATATTCCAGTTGTAATCCAATAGGATCCTGTCATTTTCATCACAGAATAAAAAGCCACGTCGAAACCTAAGGGGTTCAGGAACGTCGCTACCACCAAGAATATCGAGGCCAGATTTTCTCTTACTATTTTGTGTGCCCTTTTCATGGGTTATACTATCACCGTCCATACTTTTTGTAAACTTTTTCAAGCTATATTTTACTATATATCAAAAAAAAGGAGGACTATAGTCCTCCTTAATAAGTTTAAGCTTGTGGTTCCTGATTTTCAGTAGGTGTATCTATTTCGATGTATTTGCTTATTACTTCTAAGCAACCGTCGGCATCAGCAATAGATCGTATTAGTTTATCGATTTCATCCATGATTTGCGGATGTTCACCAATTCCAATAGAATTAGTTAAATAAACTTCTAAGGTTGCAAATGCATTGTCTTTTTGAGCATTGTATCTGGATTTAAGTGCTCTTAGTTTTAAATTTTCTGCAGCCATTATGAATTGATTTGAGTGTTTTCTGTTTTGGTTTCTTCAGCTTCTTCGATAGCATCAGAAAACGTAGTTAATAATGAAATAATTTGACTTAGACCTAATAAAGTCCAAAATTCAAACAATGAAATGGTACCTGTGATAAAGTGCCCAGCACCTGCTGAAAGCGCCATAAACAGTGCAATAACGGTAGGAGCCAATTTGCTCCACGATTTAAAGAATTTTTTCATGAATATAAATTTAATATTTGATGTTATACCTGAAATTCAAAGACTGTTTCATTCTTGTATCGACTAACAGCCAATTCTTTGGCTTTGGCTTCTATTTCTACATCGAGATCCAAACCATAGTCGTTGATATGATCGTAAATGTAATCGGCATGTGCACGCTTATTAGTTTGTGTAGCATCTTCATGAATGGTTTTACAAGAAGAAAAGTGAACAAGTTGTTTGACAGTTTTAGGCCAACTCATAGAAGCCAAACGTAAAGCTTCTTGCTGAGATAAAATACCAGGATGGCACCAATGATGATGGTAATCAAATGTGATTGGAGTACCAATAACAGAATATACATGTTCGTAAAGATCTTCAACAGTGTACTGTGATTCTTTGTCATCATTTTCTACAACTAGACGAGACTTAGCTGAATCATCAAGTAATGCAAAATTAGCACAGAATCTTGCCATCGCATCTTCTTTGTTTGGTGCAGTAGTATTAACGTGAATATTAATGGCAGCATACGGAGTACGAGGTAAGCCAATAAGATCCATAATTTCGCCATGGGTATTTAGATCTATGATTGTTTTTGCAACCACATCTGGGTTAGCAGAAGCCAAAACCGAGAATGGACCAGGGTGAAAAGTCAATCGTTGACCGTATTGTTTCGTTAATGTACCTGCACCTTTAAGAACGTTACAGATCTTGTCATAATCAGGTAAATCTTTAAGTTGGTATTCGCTACACCATGGAAACATATCAGAGCTCATGCGATAAAGCGTAAAGCCATTAGCATGATTCCACTTGATAATTTCGACCATATCTTTGACATTTGCCAAAGCTAGTTCGCTTGCGTATTTGATTCCTCGTTCTGTAAATGTTTTTTTAATCATGCCACGACCAATAGTGACTTTACGTTCTTTTTGTAAAGTCATATTGATGCAGCAATATCCTAGATTTATTGCCATAATAGTTATATGTTAATTATACCCACTGTTTTTCGAAAACATACCAATGATCTGAACTTGCACAGTCACGCATACCTTCTAAGATAAGAGCATCCATATCGGTGCCACTAATATTTTCGATAAAGTTTTCGATTATCATTACTATTTGAACAAATTGTTCGTCATTTGCATTATGTGCTGGCCAATGTTTACCAGTCACTTCTTGAATTGCAGCTTCATAAAGAGCTGAGCAAATTCTATTAGTTACATTTTCGTCAGAACTAAATCTGGTACCTGGATGATAATCACCAGCTGGCATCATTTCAAAGATGTTTTCGTGTCTCATTCGAAAAATAGCAACAGCAGTTTGAATTGTTGATTGCACATTAAGTGTTGCATTTCCGTAGCCTCCAGTGAGACCATTACATTTGATTGATTCGATTTTCATATTGTTTGTTTTTAATTATAATGTAAATATACTAAATAAATTTGATCTGGTAAAATAAAGTTGCGAACATTTTAGATGTACATAGACTCTCTGTGGTTTTGCTCAGCAACTTTAACTGCATTAAAATCGTGGTTTCTCCAACAGAATGTATTAATGTCTAATGAATAACGACGACCATAAGATTCGATAACAATACGTTTGTCGCTAATAGCTACAATGTTACCAGTATATCGTAAATTATATGAATCGTATTCAGCTGTGTCACCTAAATTAAATGAGTTTGCTAATACGTCATTCTTATAAACTGCAATAGATTTGTTTTTAACGATCTCTACAGCATAATCAGTTGCTATTGCTGGATAAATTGTTCCGAATCGTTGTCTTGCTTTTGTAAATACTTGTTGTTTCATGTTCTTTATCTTTTTATTATACTGTAAATATACTAAATAAATTTGATCTGGTAAAATAAAGTTGCGAACATTTAGTCCTTTGATGAAAAAAGGTTAACGATGATTACGACTATACCAATAGGCCATATAGCGATTAACCAAAATCGATCAAAGTTATTTAAATGGTGGGCTTTCCATTCTTCTACTGTGGGCCAATTGTGTTTGGCCTTAGAATGAGCATAGTCTGTAAATGCACTAAATAGAGTGCCAATCAAAAGGTAAAGGGATAAGATCTTCATATATCAATTATTTTATACAGTAAATATACACAAAATAATTGACAATAAAAAATTTATTTGAAATTATTTCTTAATTTCAAAGCGAGTTGGATCCAACTCTAAGGTTTTCTTACACATAAAGTCAGAAAATTCTTTTAATTTGGCATCTGTTTGGCTATCAACGGGTTTCTTATAGAAGTCTTTAAATAAGTTTCTGTATAACTGAACTGTGCTATCAAAAGGAACGCCAGGTTGAGAATTAGATTCAATGATGTACAACTTACCGTCTTTAGATTCCATTACATCAAATGTGATATATGGTAATTTATCAAACATCTTACAATATTTTGTCATAAGATCTTGATAATTCTTTGGTAATTTGGCAGCATCATGCAAAATGTATTTAAACATCATTTGCTCTTCACCTTTGCCCTCGCCTGATTTGGCTTTATCGTTCATTGGAATACGTTCCATCCAATACATTGGCGCACCTGCAAAATTAATAATACGATGCTCGCTCTTCTTGTCAATGTACTCAGAGAATACATCAAGTTTGCTTAGATCTGCCTTGTCAAAATCCTCTTGGCTTTTGAAAACTTGAATACCGAGGCCTGAGTGTCCACTTGCTGGTTTGGCAATCATTGGAAATCCAATCTCTTTTAGGGCATCTTCTTTATTATAAGCAGTTTTAGGGATATTTTCATCACCTTCAACTATTTTATGAAATTCTGTCTTAGATCCTGACATTTTAATAAACTCAGGCACATTATAAACGTTTTCAATCTTAATAAGTTTCTTATCTAAAAGAGTTTGAGTCACCTTGGTGTTGTAGTTAAGAACTGGAAAATCAGGATTGATGTCCATGTCCTTATAGTTATCAAGTGTAATTTGAATAAAGAAGTTATCTCCAGCGAAATCTTTGTAACTCCACCATCTGTGACCACTCTTTGGATCAATTGCTAAATACGCCTTATACAGATCGTTAGCATTACTGTTTGCTTTCTCTAAAAGAAATTCATTTAAGCTTAAAAGTCTCATGGACTATATATCAAGCTTGCTCGATCAAATAGTTTTTAACTTCAACCCATGATTCAAAACCAGATTGACCAAATTGGATCCATTGGCCTTTAAATTCGGCAGCACCATTGTTAGGTCTGTCATCGACCAAGAATTCACCCATACAAAGATCTTTTCGGTGAGTCATGATTAAACGTTTATGAGCTAGTTTACCTAAATGCTTTTGTACCCAACGTCTTTTAGAAGCTAGAGCACTGGGGTTAGACCAAGGTGCTGTGCTAAGGAAATATACATCGAATAAACTTGACAGCTCTGTGAAAGCCTCAATAGCTCCTGGCATCGGCTCAGGATCCTCAAACAACTCTTTGTCTACGCTAGTTAATCTGCCAAGATGTTTAACAGCATCTGGTCCGTGACGTTTAATAGCGTGACTTTCCAAGTCAACCATCACCCCGTCTAAGTCAATGTAAAGTATCTTTTTCATGTTGTTTTTAATTATACTGTAAATATACATAAAAAAGCCCACATTAAAAAATATGGGCTGATTTATTTTCGAAATGTTCGTAACTTTTTACACAGTGTGCTCAATTTGCACCCTGATGCAATCTTGTGGTAAGCGATTAATGTGTCTGTAGTTATTAATATAACCCATCATATTGGCGCTACCAATAGCATTTGCAGAGTGAATTACTACTTTACAAACTGGAGATCCATCCATCCATTGTTCAACCAACCATTTTGTACAATCCATTCCTGTCTTCTCAGTAATGTTATCGTAGTTTAATTCATAGTTGTGATAAACGTTTTTGTGCCATTCTGCCATTGCAGTGTCACCTAAGTCATGATCCAACGAAATCAAGTCAATCTTATCTAGACCGATATTTGTAATCTTCTCAACAAATTCGTCATAAGATCTAACTATGATCCAATCTGGATCAATTGGTGTTCTAACATCGTCTAAATAGATTCTCATAATTATGATTTATTAGAAGTTGCTTTTGTTGTTGATTTAAAAAGCATGCTAAATAAGAAGTTAATTCCTAAAGCTTGCCAGAAACCGATTTCATGTATTCCGTCAACTGCTGGAACTAAACATCCATTCCATAGTAATTGAGTAGGCCATGCTAAAATAACGGCAGCTAAGGCTACTAAAGCAATACTACCGAAAAATAATCCTAAAAATTGTGTCGTGTTATTCATGTTGTTTTTATTATAATGTAAATATAAGTGATTTATTTGATACTAAAAAATAAAGTTGCGAACAATTATTTCCAAAATAATTGGACTAGTATTAAAGCAACTGATAAGCTTAATGAAACCATAGTCTTAGCATTCATACCTTCATTCATAATAAAGTATGTAAGAATTGAAAAGGCTAAGATACCTGTTGCAAATCCTATGAATCTTCCTGGCCAAAGTTGACCATCATAGTATTCAAAAAGATATTTGGTGGCATTAATAAATGTAAAAGATATGATTGTGCCTCCAAGAATAGAAACTAACCATGGATTCTTTTTAATCACAGGCCATACAAATTGCCCATTAGTCTGAAGCCAAACAAGTGACTGACCAAAAAAGAATAATAAAATACCTGTGATTAGATTTCTCAAAATAATGAAGCCGTTTTAGTCAACATGTGACTGATAAAACTTGGTCTGTGGTGTTCTGAAGGACCTATTTGTTCAATAGCATCTCTGTGTTGTTTTGTACCATAACCCTTGTTTGATCCCCATCCATAAGCTTCGTTTCCTTCGGCATGTTCTTTCATCCAATCATCTCTAAAAGTTTTAGCTAGAATAGATGCTGCTGCAATTGAAGTGTATTTGTTATCACCACCAACGACAGTCACAAATGGAATTCCATGAAATCCGTGAAATTGATCTCCATCAATTAAGATAAAATCAAAGCTAACTTTCTTGTGAGTTTCTTGTAGAGATTGCTGCATACCTAACATAGTTGCATTTAAGATATTAATCTCTTCGATCTTTTCTACAGGAATATGTACAACAGACCATGCTATAGCATTATCTAGGACTATTTGACGAGCTTTAGCTCGATTTCCTTCTGATAAAATCTTTGAGTCTTTTATCAAAGGATGCTGAAAACCATGGGGCATAATACATGCCGCAACAGTTACAGGTCCAGCTAAAGCTCCCCGTCCAGCCTCGTCAACACCGACTTCGACGCCGTTGTCATTATAAAATCCTTTTAATAGTATCTGTGTCATGTATCTTATACACAAACAAACACCCTAGTTTCATTTCTCGTTCTCGTCCTTCCATTTTTCGTATCTGTGTACGATTTCCTGAAGGATTTTAGCTCTAACAATGTCAGTCTCTCCGAAGACGTGAGTACCAACACCTTTAACTCCAGTCATTAATTTCATAAATGCTGGTAAAGCTACTTTGTTTTTGGCAATATCGTATTGACTAACATCACCTGCAACAATTACTTTTGAGTTTTGACCCATACGAGTTACAAAAAGCATTAATTGTTTAAAGTCTGCATTTTGAGCTTCGTCTAGAATCATTAAGGCATCATCAAATGTATCGCCTCTCATATATGCTAATGGTTGAAATTCTATTAATTTACTACCAAACATATTATAAGATGCAGAGAAGCCAACAATCTTCTCAAAACTAGATCTATATGATTTTAAGTATGGTTCAACCTTTTCATCAACAGTTCCTGGTAAAAAACCTAATTTTTCACCAGCCTCTTGAATAGGCTTACATAATATAATTCTTTTAATTTCTTTTTTCTTTAATAATTCTAATGCAGCGTAACATGCCGTAAAAGTTTTTGAGGTTCCAGCTGGACCATAACAGAACGTTATATCATTTTCTAAAATAGTATCTAAATACTTCTTTTGGTTTTGTCTAAGTGAGACGGTTTTCATTGATTCATTTGCTTGTTCTTGTGATCTTGCAGCCCTAGGGCTTTTCTTCTGGTTTCCGTTCATATATTTGTTTGTTTAATTTTAATCTCCGAACTCAATTACTTCAGCTCGAAGTTTTGCTAGTTTAGAACATTTTTCGTATTCTTCTAAGTCTTCGAAATATTTAATAAGCATGTCGATATAGCGGCTGCGTTGGCCGATTCCGTGCGGGATTTGCACTATTTGTTTACCGTCTTGAAATACAACAAAACGATTGATTGTCTTTGTAAAGTTTTTCGTAATAATGTAATAAGATGCACGCAGCATTGCGTCTCTGTCATCTTTTGGAGTAAAGTTTTCCACCTTCGTTCTTCCTGTTTTTAAATATAGTTTCATCGTGTACTATTATGGTGTATATATTGCTGACTAGTTACCGGGTGTTGCATTTTATGGAAAATAAAAAAACCGCTTTATGCGGTTTTCACTTTTTTAAAATTCTTCTTGATCTCTTAACTTTTGAATGTATTTGGCCTTAATAACTTTAGATCTATTTTTAACAGATGGTTTAACGAATTCTTGTCTTTCTCTCAGATCTTGAATTTGCTTAACTTTAAAAACCTTTCGTTTGTATTCCTTAAGAGCTTTTTCTATGTTATTATTTTCTACTTTAATATGTAGCATGTTCTTCGTATTTTTGTTTTACTTTTTTAAGCTCATTACATTTCTCATAAGCTTCTTGAGATTCAAATTTTTTGATTAGCAAATCAATACTTTGCATAATATCATTTGGATTTGCATCAGGCTTAATGCCATTACCGCTTACAATACCAATATACATCATGTCAAGTACCTTGGCTTCAACAAAGCTACGCAAATCTTTATGAGAATTGTTTTCGTCTTCGATATTAAATAGCAACATCTTTTATCTTTTTTATTAATTCGTATTGTTCTTGATTTAGTTCAGGATATATCGCGTTGATTTTACACATTAAAGCACCTATCATTCCATTCGCAACATGCATACCCTTATCTTTAACTCTTAATATTTTGCCGGGTTTTGTTCCTTCGGGAATCTTAATATTCATTTTACCTTCAGGGTGTTCAATTATTGCATCACATCCTAATTGAATATCCCACCAATTTATATTAATGTCAATCCATATATCTATTCCATTTACTACGAACTTGTCGTTTTGTTGTACATGAATAACAATGATTGCATCTCCACGACTAGCATTATGATTATAAGGATTATTTTGGCCTTGGCCATGGACCTTTAAATTTGTATTAGTAACAACTCCTCTTGGTATATTAACTGTAAATTCACCTGCACCTAGATCTAAGATCTTACTGCACCCAAAGAAACTCTCTTCAAATGTTAACATTAATTGAACTCTAACATCAGGTCCTTTGGAGTTTGGATTTCTTCGGCCACCACCAAACATTTGATTGAACATATCGGCAAGATTATCGCCATTGTTCATGTTATTAAAAAAGTTTGGATCAGAGAATGGATCTCGACGTTTGTGATCGTAAGCTTGTCGACTTTGCTCGTTGCCTAATGTTTCATAAGCTTGAGCAATTTCTTTAAACTTAGTATCTTCTCCGCCAGTTTTATCAGGATGATGTTGAATGGCTAATTTTCTATAAGCCTTTTTAATGTCATCTTGAGTAGCAGCTTCACTAACACCTAATACATCATAATAAGTCATGCTTAGATAGTTGGGTCAGTCCTGTGTTCTTTAATTAGTTGAGCGATTTGTAATCGTTTAAGCTTTTCTTCAAGATCCATGATTTTTTTCTCATCAGCAATCTTTTTCTTGTCAATAGGTTCAGTTTTTTCTAGTGCAATAGCGATTCTAGTTAAAACTTTAATTAGCTCAATTGTTTGTTGTTTTTCCATTGTGTCTATTCTTTACTAAGTCAGATTCCCCGTTTTGAAAATCCTGGTAAGGTAATGATTTGTCTTTTTGACCTTGTTGTGGTCCGTTAACCATTTCTACATCACGATAAGGATTTGTTTCAGGTTCCATGCCTTGTTCCTTTAATTTCTTCTTCATCCAAGTGTGCATATCATCAACAGATCCTTTGAAATATCTGATCCTATCAAGTTCTGGATTCTCAGAGGCCCAATCCTCTAAAACTTTGTGACCATCTTTGTAATCTTGTTTGTATCCACCAATGACAGGAAAATCTTTATCGATCTCATAACCCATTTTCTTCCAGAATTCTTGTGAAGTTTTAAAAACATCAATCTCCACATATTCAGCACCTACACTTTTTGCCCATGCTTCAAATTTTTCAACTTCAGCACGACCTACGCCTTCTTTTCTTTGAGATGGTTTTACATTGATATAGTCTAATTTAGCTTTTTTGCCATCGACATATCCCTGTACTTTTGCAATTTTAGAACCTGGGTAAAATATCATACCAGATTCATTTAGTGATTTTAGATATTTCATACACTATATATCACTAAAAAAGCCCTCGCAAAAGGGCTTAGTTAAATAAGTGATGATACGCTTAATTTTGTAGTTGCTTAATAATTGTATTAAGCTTAGAGCATTTTTCATATTGCTCTCCGTTCTCTATATACCATTCAATCATTATGTTAATGGTAGAAATTAATCGATCTGATTCGTTTTTAGGTAAAACTGTCCAATCAACACCATTACGGCTTATCAATTGATAGTTTTCTTCTACTTGTCTTGCTTTTTCAGCGTCAGCTTGTTCTAACATTTGTGACTGTTTTTTTAGTTGGACAATCTCGTCCTGTTCGTCTTCAAAGAAGTCCTCGTTTTCAAATTCGTTATAACTCATATTTTGTTTGTTTTATAATGTAAATATACTAATTATTTTTGACATGGTAAAATTTATTTTCAATTATTTTTAAGCTGCCCAGCGACTTTTGTTTCATTTGGTTAGTAAACATATAGTTATATCTAACTAAATTACTGGGCAGCTCCTGGTGATTAGGACTCTATGCCAAATCGATCTGCATACCATTCCTTGTAGATTGGATGCGGATTGATTCTCACATTAGTGTCAGGATATGTGTGAACTAAGAACTTAACAAAGTTGATCCTCAACTCTGCTTGATCTGGATTGAAGGACATTTCAAGAGCTGCATCGCTCAAGTGACTCTGAATAATCATGCTTACTTTAGATTCCATATTTTTTCTTTTATTTGATTGATTAACTATACAAATATACACAAAAAAGCCCAAACTAAAAAATTTGGGCTGAATTATTTTAAAAAAGTTACGAACAATTAGAAAGGGGCCTCATCGATTAGGTCCATTCCACTTAATCTTAGCATCAAATTGGCTGATGCCTCGATGTCCTTTTCGCAATATGACTTAATCTCTTCAATTCTACCTTGCCAGAAATAACGATTAACTTCTGGGCCTGCCATTAGATCTTTTGGTGATGGAATATTAAGCAACTCAGTTAACAAACCTAATTTGGCTGAATTATAACCTCCAAACTTCCAGATCTCGTAAGTATCTAATAAGCAGTTTTCCCATGGCTTTTGTTTTTGTAACCAAAATTGAGGTGGTATCTTTACGCCATGAATAACAGCTCGTTTAATTAAGAATGGCAAATCAAAACCCTTTACGTTATGACCAACCCACTGCATCTTAGGATAGTTAACAAAGATCTTAGATGCTGTTGTCATAAATTCTTCTACGATAGTTTTCTCATCTTCACCATAAAAGCTTTTCTTACCAAATGAACTGGCATTTCCTTGCTCATCAAATTTGATCTGACCAATAGAGATACAAACCACTCGACCCCATTCGGGATAAAGACCTGCCATTCGAGGATACATCTCATGGTCATCTTTAACGTCTTTAAGTTCAGTTTGATTTTGTTCTCTACATTGCATTGACTTATACTGCCAATACTCTAATAGATTAGGATTCTCATCAATAAGATCCTGTAGTGTTTCTTTTTGGGTAGTGGTCTCTATGTCCACAAATACCATTTGCTTTAATTCCTGTAAACCGTACATACTTTAAATTTTTAAGTTGGGTCCAATAAAAAAGCCAAGATCTAAGACCTTGGCTTTGTTTTTATCAGATCTTGTGTATTATACACAGAGGATCGAAAAGGTTTATTTAAGAATGTTTTTTTCTTAGAACCTTGAAAATCAATTCTAGCATTGTGTTTGCTCTGAATTTTTTACCTTCTACGTTTAAAAGGTATTTGCTTCTTTCTTTTTCCATAATTTAATTTAATTTAATTGTTTTTGTCAAACTCGCCAAAATCCCAACTTCTTTGACCTCTCAACAAATCAAATTGGCTGTAATTTAAAGTGACCATAACATATCCTCCAGAAACTGATGGCGGACAACTTGTTTCGCTGTGCCAATAAGGTGGTGGAGATTTCACCCTCTCATGAAGAAAATCAAATAGCATATCAACATCCATGTGGTGGATGAATACACTAATCATAAAACACTTCATGTCAATATCGTTCATAATCTATTTATCAATGAAATTTAAACTCGTATGGCTCTGAATGAGCACTGTTTACTTCTGTCTTAACTTGATCCCAATCACCTTGATAATGACTTGCCACAAACATGTGATTGTCTATGACAATATAATTACCACCTCTTGGTTTATTCATGATCAAAGCATGATAATCAAAGCCATGTTGTTTTAACCAAGTTTCAGTTACTTGTCTGTGCTCTTCTGTTCTTGCTGTAAAAAACGTAATGATGTGGCCATTGTCGTACCATCTGTTGATAGAGTCTTTTGCACCGGGCAATTCAAGCGCAGTGACCATTCTCCATGATTCTTCGTTTGGAATATCATCACATATAGTTCCATCTATATCAATGATAAAATTCTTTACGCCATTGTTTAAAACTGGGCTAATTCTGTTGCCTTTTAAATCTTCTTGAAATTCCATACTTACGGTCTAATAAATGAAACTATAATATAACGAATACCCGCGTGAATTGGTCTTGCACCATGTTTATGTGTTATTGCTCCAGGGTGTAAGAAGGCATTGCCATTTCTTCTAGGAGTTACACAAACACCATATTTTGGGAAATAAGTTCCACCTCCTTCAAACTCATCATTTAATCTAACGCCACATGTAAAGTAACTATGATCGTGATGTAATGAAAGGTGACCTTGTTTGTCCATTGAATACTTAATCATAAATGTTTCATCAGTTGGATTTGCTAACCATGCTCCTTCTAATTTCCAAATATGGGTTGCTAATGGAGTTACAATTTCTCTGATAACTCTTTTGTAAATATCACCTAAGCCTAATTCATTTAAAAGAACATCGTTCGTTGGATAAAACTCATGTCGACCTTCAGTCCATTTATTTTCAGCTTCAGCCATCGCAATCAATTCATCGCAGAACAATTGCGTAAATAGCGGAAACTCAAAGATATTGCTATACTGAGGTCCAATCTCATCTACTAACAGATCATATTCACCTCTTGCCATAACCTTATCGATGTACTTAGATTTCCAAAGATTCCAATCAGAAGCATCCAAAATATCATATTTAGGTTTATTAACTTCGATTGTTGATGGGCGAATATTAAGAGGTATTTGACCAATGGCCTGATTTTTTAATGTCAAAGCATATATTTTAGGATCTCCAAATAAGTGTCTAAGGTCTTGTCTTGGATGCAAACAAAATGTTGTAGATAAAAACTCATCAACTGGGATAATATTATCCTGTAAATTACAAGCAGCTAGTTTTTTAATACCGGATTTGTTTAACACATAAGCATGTGAATTATAACTATAAGAAGGCATATAGAAAATATCTAGAACCTCGTCTTCTGCTATTGATTCATCAACTTTGTTTCTACCCAAATAAAGCAAATCATATTTTGTCGGTAACTTTAAATCCTTTAAAGCCAAAGATCCATTTGATAAAAAGTCTTCTTCTAAAACTAAAATATTTTTAAAGTCTTTTAATAAAGCATCTTTCCATACGGCTATGTGACTTAAAGAACACCCAATTTCTCCGGGAGTTAGGTCTCTATTCCACCACTTATTGTCTGATTCAATCTTCCAGTGTGGATAAAGTTTATGTGGCCCAAATTGTGATTCGGCTGTCATACCATCTATAGCATTCATTATAAAGAATGGCGTATTTTCTGGTAAACCCAATTGATTAATTCTAGTTTCTATATCAGATCTAGAAGATTTTAGATTAATTATGTAAACTTGATCTATTTTCATGACTGTAATAATTTGTTCCATTCTAATGCTCTCATTCTCCATGTTTGGCATTTTGCCCATGCTCGACCTTTGTCAGAATATGTCTTTACCAATTCTTTCGAATGCATAAGATTAGATATAATGTTTATATATGGCACTAAGCCATTTGTTTCATGCGAAACTAAAAAGCCTCGCTCACCAACTGTTTCATTTAATGCCGCAAGGTTTGATGTAATAGGTACCACACCACACATCTGCATCTCTAATGCAGTAATACAGTAAGTTTCTTTATACTCAGTTGGATGCAGCCAAAATTGACTCTCTTCCATGTGCTTATGTAAAGTTGTTTGATCGACCGTGCCATAAAATTGCACGCCAGCTTTTCCATATCGTCTAACGATGTCTTTGCTACTTGCATAAGCTGGTGAAAATACTTTTAGGATTGCATTAGGCCAAAATGATTTGATTGCTGGCCAACATTTCAAAAGAGATTCCAAACCTCTTTCAGCTGCTGATGAATAAATGAAATGATTGTGGTTTTTCTTAGCTGCTGGAAATGTAGATGAATCAATGCCATTGCCTATGATATAAATAGGCTTAATAATATTATAGGCTTCTTTAAATTGATTTGCGTGCCATTCAGTTAAACAAATAATTCCAGTTAATCTGGCATCTGCTAAGAATAAAGCACCGTTTTCTGGTAAAGCTTCACCTTTCCACCAAGGAAAGAAATCCTCATTGTGAACCCAGAAATATGACTTGGTATAAGTAACATTTCTTTCAGCTAGTTCTGGAATATAGTGTATGTAACTTGCAGCAATAACCACATCAAAATGAGTATTTGAAATCTCATCATTCCATACAACGTTCTTGTGGGTTTCTTTGATAACTTGGCCACTTACTTGGACATCGTGTCCAAGTTTAGCTAATTCATTTGCTAAATATGTACAAGCTTGCTCAGTTCCACCTAAACCTAGTGATGAAATTGTCGAGCCATTAAATGGCTGTGATTGGTATCCTACGTAAATTAATATTCGCATTAACGATAATGTTGACCACCGACCCATAATACAAAAGAACGACGAGTTCCTTTGGTTACTTTAGTAACTCTGTGCATCATGTAACTTGGAAAAATAAAAACAACTCCTGCGCCTCTTGCAGATTTGACAACAGATTCTCCACCTTGCCACATTTCTAAATCACCACCTTGGTATTCTTCAGGATCTGATAATTGAACTGTAATAGAAACTTTACGTCTGCTAGCACTTCCACCACCAATATCTTGATGCCAAGTATAATGACCATCGGCATTATCATAATATTCTGTGTATTGTATTTTCTCATCAACTGAGATTAGATCAAAATGCCATAAAGAATTATTAGCTTCTAGTGCCATATTCATTAGCTTATCATAAAGCCATTGCCAATTTTGATCTTTGGGAATCCATTTGATTGAAGAACTTCTAATAGCTTTAATAGCTTCAGTATTGTCTTCACCTAAGATTGTAGCTTTTTCAAATGGTAACTGAGCTACATCATTGTAAATTTTGTCTAATTCTTCTTTGGTAAAACCTTGTTTATACCAATAAAAGTTTTGCGAATCATTAGTTTGTTGCTGGAAATTCATATAAATGTCTTTGTCTATTTATACGAATTTCCAGAACGAAGTTTCAATTAAGCTTTTGTCAAAGACAAAGCCGTTAAGATTGCACCAATAAGAACAGAATCATCTGTACCCCAAGTAGAAATATCTGAAATTACAGTTCTACCTGAAACAATAAACGCGTCATCACTGTTTCTTAATTCATAACCAATACTTACACCAGTTGAATTTAGGGTATAAAAAATTGGAGCTATAACTAATTTAGTTGCAGTTTTACCAAGTATTGTTACTTGATTAATATTAATTGTAGTCGTTGCCATTATTTTAATTTATTTTTATAATTGATTTAGCGAGCCGTTGATCCATAAAGACGAAGCATTATATACGGGCCTCCTTCAGGTAACGCTGGTTGTTGTGTGTCAACCACACCAGTATTAATTGTGTAAAGCATCATAGGAGGTCCAGGATAATCCATAATTTCTTCTTGTGATACGATTGTCCAACCTGGTGTACCAGTTCCGCCGCCGCCACTTCCTGGAGGGCCTGGAGGGCCTGTAGGTCCAGTATAACCATATCCTGGAGATCCATTAGTTCCAGCAGGTCCAGTAGCTCCTTGTAAACCTTGAGGTCCAGCAGGTCCAGTAGGTCCAGTTCCACCTGGAGTTCCATTAGTTCCATTAGTTCCTGGTTCACCTTTAGCTCCGTTTGTTCCGGGAGTTCCATTTGAACCTGGAGTTCCGCCAGCACCAGTATCTCCTTTAGCACCTGGCGTTCCATTAGAACCTGGAGTTCCATTTGAACCTGGAGTTCCATTAGAACCATTTGATCCAGGAGCACCAGTAGATCCAGCATCACCTTTAGCAGACGATAATTGCCAAAATTCAGTATATGTTGGATTTTGATTTTGTAAAGTTTGTTGTATACAAACGTATGTACTTCCTAAATAGTAAACTGTATCCCTTGGATTATATGTAGTAGCATTAACATAAGTTCCTCTCCAAGTAAATGAAGTTCCTGCTGAACCATTAGTTCCATTTGATCCGGGAGTTCCATTTGATCCGGGAGTTCCATTTGATCCGGGAGTTCCATTTGATCCAGGAGCACCGGTTGCACCTTTATCTCCTGGAGTTCCGTTAGTTCCATTAGTTCCATTAGTTCCTGGTGATCCAGTCGGTCCAGTTACGTTAACAGCATTAATAGGAATAGTATCGTTAGTAAGTGATATTGTTAATTTACCAGCAGCAACAGAAGCTGAAGCAACTCCAATACCTGTTGGTCCAGTTCCACCTGTATTTCCAGTTGCACCTTTATCTCCAGTTGCACCTTTAGTACCAGCTGTTCCTGCTCCACCTTGTAAACCTTGAGGTCCAGTTCCACCTTGTAATCCAGTTCCACCTTGTGGTCCAACATCACCTTTTATTCCTTGAGGTCCTTGTAATCCAGTTCCACCTTGAGGTCCAGTTGCACCTTGAGGTCCAGTTCCACCTTGTAATCCAGTTCCACCTTGAGGTCCAACAGCACCTTTATCTCCGGTTGAGCCCTTAGAACCTTGAGGTCCAACAGCCCATGATCTAGAAGCACCCGAAGAAGTATAAGTTCCATCAGGCGGTATAGATGTAAATCCTGGAATGTATCTTAAACTAGAATCGTCTCCATTATGTGTTGCGATTGGAATCCAATTTGCAGCAATTATCTGATTATCAGTATATGCCTTTAATACTAAACTAGCAGGCTTATATGTATTATCTGTACCAGAAGGCGGTACATAGAATAGAGTATTCCACGATGGGATGCTTGTATTAAAAGGTCCTATATCAAAATATCCATTACTAGCAAGCGATTTATTTAAAGGTATGGCAATTATACGAGCATTTACAGTTAATACATTGCCAGACCATGTTACAGACCCTCCACCAGTTAATGCCCATGGCGCAGATATTGTTGAGTAATCAACTGGTCCAATTGCACCCTGAGCACCTGTAGCACCACCGCCACCCTGAGGTCCAGTTCCACCTTGTAATCCAGTTCCACCTTGAGGTCCAACATCACCTTTTGCTCCTTGAGCACCTGTAGCACCACCGCCACCTTGAGGTCCTGTATTTCCAATATTTCCTTGAGGTCCTTGAGGTCCTAAAGCTCCTTGAGCACCTGTTGCCCCGCGGTCACCTTGAGCACCTGTAGCACCACCGCCACCTTGAGGTCCTGTATTTCCAATATTTCCTTGAGGTCCTTGTGGTCCTAAAGCTCCTTGAGCACCTGTAGCACCGCCACCACCTTGAGGTCCTAAAGCACCTTGAGCACCATTACTTCCAGCAGCACCTTGAGCACCTGTTGCCCCGCGATCACCTTGAGCACCACGGGCACCTTGAGCACCTGTTGGTCCAGTTCCGCCTTGAGGTCCTAAAGCACCTTGAGCACCTGTTGGTCCAGTTCCACCTTGAGGTCCTAAAGCACCTTGAGCACCAGTTGCACCAGTTCCACCTTGAGGTCCTAAAGCACCTTGAGCACCGTTAGTTCCATTAGTTCCAGCAGAACCTTGAGCACCTGTTGCCCCACGATCACCTTGAGCACCTCTAGCACCTTGAGCACCTGTTGCACCAGTTCCACCTTGTGGTCCAGTATTACCTATTGTTCCTTGAGCACCTTGTGGTCCAGTATTTCCAATATTTCCTTGTGGTCCTTGTGGTCCTAAAGCACCTTGAGCGCCTGTTGCACCAGTTCCACCCTGAGGTCCTGTTGCACCTTGTGGTCCAGTATTACCTATCGTTCCTTGAGCACCTGTTGGTCCAGTAGCACCCTGAGGTCCAGTAGCACCTTGAGGTCCTGTTGCACCTTGAGCACCAATAAATTGAGGGTAATTGCCAGGAACAAAGTTACCTATATGTAAAACTTCATTTCCACCAATTGTAGTACCTATCTTAAGTGTAGCCATTATTTATTATTATTCTGTTTTAACAATTCAATTTCATTAAGAATTTGTTGAATCTTTGTTTTATATTTATCTTCTAGTAATTGACGTGATTCTTCTGTAGAAGCCTGTCCTATTGTCCAATTAATAAAATTTAATTCTGTAGTTATGTGTTCTAATTGTGTCATATTCTAATATCAATTACTCCTTTTCTTTTGTATACAGTATCTAATTGATTAGAACCATCTTCTTTTATAATTCTTTGTCCTCTTCCGACTGCAGCATAAGGATGTCTTACTCCACCACCCGTGTATACTGAGTGAATAGAACCATTATTAACTAAAAGTCTTGATTTCATAGTTTTCATTTGATTGTCTAGTATAGCATTTGGATTAATAGCATCAAAAGATGTTAGAACCCATACTTGTGCACTTGTAATTGTTGCCAACATAGTTGCTAATTGATTTCTTGCAGCATCATCACCATAAGTATCATAAGATCTATCAAAAACAGGTGTTGCATTAGTTCCATTAAAAATGGTTAATCTTAATCCTCTACCAGAATCTCCGCTATAAATTAAAGTATCATTAACATAAAGCGAACTAGGACCTTCAACAGCAAATTGATCTGATCCATTTCCAATGTCTATACCTGGATATGCAGTTCCTTTGGCTACAATCTTCATCGTAGTTTCTGACATATTATCAGATTCCCAACCATTCGGAGTTAATTTAAAAGACTTATTAGTTGTAATATCTGTTAATTGAATATTATCAATATAAACGTGTGTGCCTCTATTACCTTGAGCTTCGTAACTAAATCCTATTTTAAGATTATTATAAAGATCAAAATAACCAGCAGTCATTGGAAATCTATCATAATATTTTGTACCTAATTCTAAATCAGGAGTAACGCCTATCGTTGGAGCTGGCCATCCACCTAAATGTCTATAAACATATCCATTATATGGAACTCCATAATACCAATCGCTATATTGTGTAGATGCATTCCATGGTGTTAAATTTGATCCAGGAATCCAATCTAAATAAGCATCTTGTATTGTATATTCGTATTCGTATCTTCTCCAATCCCAGTCTGTATCAAATGCTCCTATACCATACCACCAAGGAGTTGGTAATCCAATTCCTAGATCTCCCCAACCTACTGTAGTGTTTTGATAAACACCAACATCGTTTCCATTTGTATAACCTCGGTAATCAAAAGAAAATCTATAAGTATGTCCTCTTAATTTAGATGCCGCAGGTGGATATAATGATAAACCTCCCCATGTTGAATCTGAACTTATATTAGGGTATCTAAAAATATGTACACCATAAGAACCATTCTTTCCAGCATGTCTTCTAGCAGTTGTGTAAATATTAGATTGTTTGTAAATACCCCAGTTTGAATTACCTCCGCCATATTCAGTACCAAAGGCTTGATTATTTGGATCACTCCACCATCTATAACCTTGATCGTTAATGTGCCATCCTATTGCATCTAATGAATCATAAGTTTCATTGAAAGCCAAACTTTGCATATCGCCAGTTGATTTAAGAATGGCCTTGACACCAGTAGCCAATGATGTCGTTTCATCAAATGTACCTTCAGGTAAATGAAAAGTATTATTAGCTTCAGTGTATATTGCTTTTGTTGACATATTATGAGTATCTAAATTCTAGGTCTGTTCCGTTTTGAACAATTTTATAGTTGGTGCCTATATTAAATGTTTTTATATTAATAGTATCTATAGTACCTATAACTACTCCAGTCGATTCATTAAATAAAAACACAGTTATTTTAGTGCCATCTGATTTTGCAAATCTTACAGTTGGAGTTAAATCTGATGTTGATGCATCTCTTCCTAATTGTCCTTCTAAGAAATTTCTTAGGGCTTGTACTTGAACTTCTAATTTCTTAACACCATCAACTGTATCTCTAAGAACAGGTCCAACTTTATAAAGGTTGGTGTATTCTTCATCAGCTGCATAGCTAACTGGTTTATTAACTCCAGATCTTGCAGACTTGAGAATTTTATTAGTTATCGTCGTTAAATCAGTACTTGCAAATTTTAACGATGCATCTAATGTTGAAGAATCTGGAAGACTTATTCTAGTTATTGCCATTTTATTTAAATATATTTTCTTATTGTTTTAATAAAGCAATTTCTGCTTTTAATTCTGTAATCTCATTGCGTAATGCTTTAACAGCTTCGTACAAATAAGGTGTCATTTTATCATAATGTAATGTCATGATTAAACCATCACCATCTCTTGCAATTAATCTCTCATCAAAGTTAACCCATTCTTCGGCAATAAAACCAATATCTGGTCTTTTAGATCCTTTAGTTGTATAAGTCTTAGCTGTTCTAGATAAAAAGTCCTCTAAATTTAAAACAACGTCTTGGACATTTTCTTTAAATCTAATAGAAGATATTTGATAACCTATACCATTACCCGGTCCTAAATCCCACATCATTGGCATAGGTGTTTGCATGTCACCATCTTGTATCATTATCGGTTGACCAGCTTTAATAACAGCAGTTCCATATCCTGGATAATTACCCGCATCCGGGGCTATTGTAAAATTACCGATACCTGTTATAAGCTCTCTAGTGTCTAATCTGGTACCGTCAAATGTAAGATTGTTACTTCCTGTCACGGTATTTCCTGAGTCTTTATAAACCACTTGGTTTGCAGCTCCAGCGACAGGGCCTGTAAGACCTTGAGCACCAGTTGCACCTGCGGTTCCTTGAGCACCTAATGTACCAACAGTTCCTTGAGCACCTGTTGGTCCAGTTGCACCTTGAGGTCCTTGTGGTCCTAAAGCTCCTTGAGCACCTGCTGCACCTTGTAAACCTTGTGGTCCGGTAGAACCATTAGTTCCGGCAGAACCTTGAGCACCCGTAATGCTTGAACCGTTAGTTCCTGCAGAACCTTGAGCACCTACTGCACCTTTTTCACCCTTTGTACCGACTGTTCCTTGAGCACCTATTGCACCTTGAGCACCTACTGCACCAACTGTTCCTTGAGCACCTACTGCACCAACTGTTCCTTGAGCACCTTGAGGTCCTAAAGCTCCTTGAGCACCAACTGCACCTTTTTCACCCTTTGTACCGACTGTTCCTTGAGCACCTA